TTAACAGAACAGAAGAAGTAACTCAACAAAGCATTCAAGTAAACGACGTAGGCTCAAATTTAGTTGGTGATTTTGTTACTAACGTAGCGTTTAATCCATTTATGAGAGCTCGTGATATTAAGGTTTATGTTTCAGGTCTGAGGCCAAACACACGACATTATTTCTTCTTTGATGGAACTGCTGTAGATGCGCATATTACTCCTGGCACAGTCAACTCAGATTTTGCTAGAGATATTGGAAGATTCGGATCGAAAGGTGATATTGTAAAATCAGATGCAAACGGTGTATTGAGAGCAATATTCTCGATTCCTGACGCAACGTTCTATGTTGGCGACAGAGTTTTAACTGTTGTTGATGTTGCTCAATTCTCAAGCATTGATTCAGCTTCTACTTCTAAAGCGGAAATTGCATATCATGCTTACAACATTTCTCAAGAAAAATCAACACTTTCTACACGAGTTCCTGAGGTTACAGAAATTTCAGAGACAACAACACGAAACCTTGCAAATAGAGTAGAAACACGCCGCTTCGGCGGTGATCCTCTTGCTCAAACATTCTTTATTAAGAAAGGTATGGGTAAAGGTTCAAATACCGTATTTATTTCAAAAGTTGATTTATTCTTTAGACGTAAAAGTAATATAAACGGCGTAACAATTACACTTCGCGAAGTTATCAATGGTTATCCATCAGGTACTATTTTGCCATTCTCTAAAAAGCATTTAAAAGCTTCTCAAGTAAATGTTTCAAATGACGCAACAGCGGTTACTGAAATAGAATTCGATGCACCAGTTCGTATGGATGTTGAAAAAGAATATGCAGTGGTAATTATGCCAGATGCCAATGATCCAAATTACTTGCACTACACAGCAAAAGTTGGTGGTACTGACTTTGTGACGGGTGGTTCGGTTGTTATGGACTGGGGTGACGGTGTTCTATTTACATCAACAAACAACCGTGCATGGAAATCATATCAAGACGAAGATATTAAGTTTAACTTATATCGTCATGAATTTAACAATGCAACTGGTACCATTACACTTACAAACGATGATCACGAATTCTTAACATTAAGTGACTGGGATGGAAGATTTACTCCAGGCGAAATTGTCTACAAAGATGTAAGCGCTGGATACAGTGTTGCTATGGTTCAAAATACAAATGTAATTACACAGTCAGGAAATGACTTTGCTGTCGATTATGCAGCCGGTGATTACATCATGGTTACAGCTGGAAGCAATTCAGAAATCTTTAGAATCGCAAGTGTTGATAGCTCAACTCAAATGACTACAGATCATCCATGTCCATTCAATGGAGCAACTGCAACTGGTAAACCACTTGTAGCTGGTATTGTATGTCATTATAATAAAAGAACAGCAAATGAGCTTCATATAAAACAAAGCTCTGCTACAAATAGTAAAAAGTTTGTTGCAACTGATACCATTACTGGATTTACGAGTGGAACAAGTGGTACAATTGGTTCTGTAGATAATATTAATGTGAGCTATATTCAGCCATTGATTCAAAAATCAAATGATTCAGTAACTACTACACAGCTTAAAGGTACATTTACTGATCCTGGTAATCTTTCTGCAACATATGATATGAATATGAACTTTGGCCAGAATAACGAGTTTACTCGCAAAGGTGCAGTAATTTACAGTAAATCAAACAACTTTATTAATCCGAAAACATTTGATATTAAAGTAGATATGGCTAATAAGTCTAATGTAACATCAACTCCATTTGTTGATTTAGAATTAGCAACGATATTAGCATATCAATATCAAGTTACAAATACTTCAGCAACTACATCAAAATATATTTCAAGACGCATTGAGTTAGCGGCAGATTTAGATGCCGAAGATTTAAATGTTTTCTTAACGGGATATAGACCAAACGGTACTGACATTAAAGTTTATATTAGACCACAGCATACGCAAGACAGCTCAGCGTTTGATACAATTAACTGGATTGAGCTTGAAATGATTGAAGGTAAAAATACATATTCATCTTCAATTAATACATCAGACTTTAGAGAGTATCGTTATGCTGTAGCTGATGCTAATAAAAATTCTGGTGTACTTAGATATACAAGCACGGCTGGTACATTTGATGGATATAGAGCCTTTTCAATTAAAATCGAACTCTTAGCTCCAAATCAATTTAATGCGCCGTTTGTTAAAGATTATAGAGGGATCGCATTAACATGATAAATCCAGCATTGCGCAGAGATGAAAATAGCGGAGCTGTACTTAATACCGACGTCACAGCTTTAAATAAATATAAACAAGAAAGAGCATTACGCCGTAAGGTTGACCAGCTTATTCGTGATTGTGATGAAGTAAAGCAATGCTTAAAAAACGTTAATGAGCGATTAGAAAAAATAGAGAAACAAATCAATGTCCAAGCCTAATATTACAGAAATAGCAACAACCCAAACATTTCAGAATTGGTTAGATAAAACCAATGAAATGGTTTTGCTCTTTAAAAATAATACTATGACTGCTTCGGGTACCGGCGATAGCACAACTGGTGATGCTACTCTTATTGGCGACTTTACGGCAAACAGTGTTGTTGTATTTGATGAACTTCAAACAGATGCGGTAGCTGCCAGAACTGCTGGTGGAACTATTGCTTATGCTTCTCCAGTTACAATTACAGGTGCTACTCAGTCAGTTGTAGCTACTTTCCAATATACCGCGTCAGGTGGTAGAACACGATATACCAACGGTGCATATGCATGGGATATTGGTATGGAAAATAGTACTACAACTAATTTCATCATGAATTCTCAAGCAGGTACACAGCTTACTTTAACACCTAACGGTGTTCTTACAGTTCCAAGCATTATCGTAACTTCTGAAATTACTTTCCCAACTGCGAATGGTGTTGCTACTGGTACAATCGAAGTTGCTAACGCTACAATTTCTGATACGTTAACTGCAAATACAATTAATGCAACTCTAATCAATTGTGATGATATTAGAGGAAATCTTTACGGAGACATTTTTACGCCAGACGGAGTAAAAGTTTTTGAAAACGGACCAGGCAGTGGTCTTCCAGCGACATTTACAGGTAACGTTTTAGGTACAGTAAGCTCACTTACTAACCATAATACAAATGCCCTTACAGAAGGTGCTAATAACTTTTATTTCACGACTGCAAGAGCAAGAGCCTCCTTGCAAGGAGGAACGGGCGTAACTTACGATTCAGCGAACGGTATTATTTCTATAGGACAATCGGTCGGTGAAGCCGCGGATGTTTTATTTAATACAGTAAGTGCGACAGGAGATATTACTGCGTTTGCTTCTGTTTCTGATATTGCAATGAAAGAAAATATTAATCCAATTGAAAATGCTTTAGATAAAGTAATGCAGCTCGGTGGATATACATTTAACTACAAAAACAGACCCGGCGAAGAAATGACTGGTGTTATGGCTCAGGAAATTGAGCAAGTATTGCCAGGAATTGTATATGAAACAACAGACCCGGAAACAGGCGCATCGACATACGCAGTTCGACATGGAAATCTAGTAGGATTACTTATAGAGGCCATTAAGGAACTATCGGCAAAAGTGGGGAAGTAAATGCCTATTAAGACATCGGGTCCCATTAACATCCAAGACATTATTGATGAGTTTGGCGGTACTGGATCACTGAGTGATTATTATCGTGGTGGTAATTATGTGCCCAATAAAAATGCAAACTCTGCTATTCCCGTAGCAGGATCTGGTCTTCCTATTTCTTTGGGTCAATTTTACGGTGCTACTAAAATTATTACTTTAGAATTTAAAGCGTATGGTGGCGGTGGAGCTGGTGGTTCTGGTTTTGAAAACAATTCTGATATTGTAAGTAATGCGGGTTCGGGCGGAGCTACAGGTATTATGCTTATGTCAACTTTTGATGAACGTGTAGATGTAAACGGCGGCGTGGTACCTGATGTAATTGCAAGAAATTATTTTATACAAGGTGCATTCGACTTAACACGGGACGGACAAATATTTAGCCCGTCTGCAGCGGGCACGTTTGGTGGACTAGGCGGACTCAATAACGCGTTCAGCGATGCTAATGCGACTGCTGGAGAAGGTTCTGATTTTGGTGTAGGTGGCGCAGCAGCCGCTCGAAATAGTGCTGGTGGCTCGGCACCTTGGGGGCACTGGGGTGCAGCTGGCGGTGGCGGTGGCGGCGACCAAGGTAATGGAGATAGCTATGAATTCTTTGGTTTGATTAACAGAGGTGGCGCTGACGAATGGGGTAAAGCCGGCGCAGGTGGACAGCATGACGGAAGATGGGAAGGCAAACTTGATATAGATGTAGAAGTAGACTATGTCGTACAAGTTGGTAAAGGTGGAACTCCAGCATTTGATGTAGGTAACCACGACGGCGGTTACGGAAATCCAGGCTATATGGAATTTACTGTGGATAGTGCTGCTAATCAATTATTCCAATTTGCACCCAGTGGCGGTGGATCTAACGATGATAGAAATAAATCGTATTATTTTGGTTTTCGTGTAAATAGAAATGGCACAGTAACAAGATTTCCTGTACCTACTAGTGGAGTAGTATGATGGTAGATTCAAATATTTTTCGAGGCTATTATGATATTCTAGACGAAGCATTAGATATATTTCCAATCAGTATCCAAACTACATTAGAATTCGTTAGACGCCAAGATACACATTCAGTTGTAATTTACATCCGCAATAACTCAGAAGAAATCAGAAAAGATATAGATAACTTTGTAGGCAAATATGGATTTTCAATACCAAGAAGATTATATGAGCCTGGCCCTGAAGGAACAAGAACCGGTTTAATTGCCATTGATTTAGGCACGCTGAGTACTGAAAGTCTTAGAATTTATGTTACCACAACTCATAATAAACCTGCCGACTTGGGTACAGAATGGCATTGGGGAAATGGTTATTATTTAAATAAGCAAGGTAATGTGTTAGGTAAAAAACATTATCATATTAATTTAAAACTAAGAACCATGAAAGTAGATTATTTTGACTCAGAAGATAATTTAGAAGCTTCTGGAACAGATCAAGAAAATATTACTGATGATTGGAAAATTTGGGGAGGTCCTGAAAACTTATATAATGATGTTGTGAAAAGCGGTTTGGGATACTCATTTGGACATAAAACAAAAAAAGATCAAGGCTATTTTGTTGTAGCACTTCCTGGGCAACGCTACGGCTAATTATTATAAATAATAAGAAAAACATACAAGGGTAATAGACGCATGTCAAAGATTTCAGAATTAGGTCCGATAAAAGGCGCCAATACCAGATCCGAGGACCTCTTTGTCATTGTTAACTTGATTCAGGGTGACGACGGTACAAAAAACATAACTCGAAAAGAGTTAGTTCAAGCCATTCAATATGAGATTTTTGATAGAATTACCATTACTGGTGGATCAATCAGCAACGTTACGATCAGAAATTCTCAGATCGACAACAACACAATGAATCAAAACACCTTTACCAACGGTGATATCGAAGATACTGATATTGCTCGTGGTACTATGGATGGCACAGATATTCGTAATGTTGCTATTGCAAACTCTACAATTGAAGGCTCTGATTTCTCAGATGGTACTGGTAACAATAACGTCTTTACAAATACTATTGTAGATCAAGGCCAGTTAAATAATTCGACTGGTAATAACGATACATTCACAAATTCTACAATTGATGACTCATTCTTCAATAACGTTACAATTGAAGGCGGTACTGCAAATAACCTTATCCTTACAAACATTCAAATTGATGAGCTTATTCTTGAAGATGCTGTTATTTCTAACTCAGAGATGTTTGATACAGCGATCTCAAACAGCACTGTTGAGAACTCAACAATTTCTGGTAACACTCAAATCTTTGACGTTGATATCGCTAATGCTGATATCCGTGATACAGATTTAGATAATGTTACAATTACAAATTCCAGATTTGCAAATGGCGATATTTGGGATACTCGTATTGCTAACTCAGAAATTGTTGATACAACCGCAAACAATATTGTAATTACAAATTCTGAACTCAATGATAGTACAGCAAACAATGTTCAAATTACTAATTCTGATTTCTCAGATGGTACTGGTAACAATAACACATTTACTAATCCGACATTGCAAGACGCTACACTTACTGGTAGCATGGATCAAGTTGTTGCAACAAACATTACAATTTCATCTTCGACTTCTGATGGATTAGAACAAAACAGATCTAAAATTGAAAACTCAGATCTAAACGAAGTACGTATTGCTAACTCAACTATTGATGAGTCACAGCTTGCTGACTTCAATATGGAGCTTACAAAAACATTCGAAGCTCCAATCGATGAAGATTCTTACTTTGCTCTAAAGAACGTCAAAACTGGCGAAACTGAGCAAATGACATATCGTCAGCTTTATGACGAGTTTTCTAGAAAAACAAATAAAGCTCTTAAAGTGCATGTTGCTTCAGATGGTGACGACGCAAATCCTGGTACTATTCTTCAGCCAGTTCGTACTCTAAAAAGAGCTGAAGAACTTTGTTTGGAAAAAGCGGGTGGATTGTTCGACCGTAATGACATTAATAATGCAGTTCATATTTCGGTAGGTCCTGGTACTTACTATGTTGATGAGCCAATTATGCTACCAGATGATTGTTCTATGACATCAACAGCTGGACAGTATGCAACAGTAATTCAAAAGAAAAAAGGTTGGGAGCGCACTAACGGTGTTCTAGTTGGATCTGGCTGTTATGTTCAAGGTTTCTCATACATGAACTTCGAGGTTGATAACTTCGACCAGCCTGAAGGCGGATTTGCAATTGCTTATCGTCCAGGTGCTTTACTACGTCGTTCACCATATCTTCGTGACTCTACGCAGCTTTCAAACTTTAATCGTTTAGACGTTGAGCCACCACTTAACCCATTTAACTCAAAAGGCACAATCCTTGACTTAGGTCAAGAATTCTATTTAGAAGTAGGACATAGTGCACAATCAAACTTTGAGATTGATGACGAAGTAACATTTTCAAGCGGTGCTTCAGGATATATTTCATATATTGACGATATCGATTCAAACCGTCAGATTTATGTACGTAATCTAAAAGGTAATGTAGAAGTCGGTGATCAGTTATTTGCTCAGCGTGGCGGTACAGGTACTATCGAATCAATCGGTATTGATGACTTCCCGAACAGACTAGTTGGTCGAGGTGGTGGTTGTCTACTTGCAGACAGAGCTGTTCTAGATACTGACTCACTTTATACATACGTACTTTGTTTTGGTTTCACACCTCGTACTCAAAACGGTACAGGTTACGTTGCTAAGAACGGTGCTGGTGTCAACGGTATCGGTTCATTGTCAATCTTTACTCGCCAAGCGTTCTTTGCTCTTGATGGCGGTCAAATGACGTTGAACAACTCAGGTTCTCAGTTTGGTGACATCTCAATGCGTGCACGTGGTAGCACAGTAATTATTAAGCCAGCTGAAGCTCCTAGAGATTCTGATAAGCAAGGTCTTAACTTAATTGCAAACACCACATTTGCTGATCAGCTTGATGAGAATTCACAAGATATCGTCGATAATATGGTATATTATCTTACTGCAAATACTACAACAGGATTTAATGGCGCGCCTGGTCTTGGCTATCAAGGTTATAATGCAGACAAGTGTTTCCGCGATACGGGCCTAATTATCGATAGTGCTTCATATGACGTCGCAACAAACGGTAACTACTGGGGTCGTTTAAACGGTATTACTTATCAATCACCAATCTCATATGTTGTTGTTAATGAACAGCTTACAGAGACAGTTGGATCTGTTGAGCATATCAAAGAGTCAGTTGACTTTATCTTTGAAAATGCAAATACTCAAGTTCAATCGCGTTTGGATAGATCATTCGACGAAACAATTAACATTTTAAATAACGGCGAAGCCGCGGCAAACCCAATTATATTTGCTACAACTGGCGATCAGCATGCTGTTGCAGCTCGTGAGCTTGTTCAAGATAACAGAGATTTGATTATTAGCGAATTCGTTGATTGGATTGATAATAACGAAGAATTCTACGCATATGATAGCGCCAAGTGTGAGCGCGACATTCAAGAGTACATTCTACCTGCAACGAAGTTTGACATGTTGCTGGATACAAACTACAACTCTGTCACAACAGGTCTTGCGTATTATGTTAATACTGCGAGAACAGTATTAGAAAATCAAAGAAATGAAACAATTGCTTCATTCCAAAGATTACGCAAAACAACAGATGAATTGATTCAAGCAAACTCAGCTCCTGCGGCTGCAGATGCATACAAATCATTCAATACAATTATTAATGCACTTCAAAACACTGGAGACAAGTATACTCCAACAAATGCTACATATGATCCAGTAACTGGTAATATGGTGATTACGATCGGTACTCACGATCTAACACCTGGTCGTTATGTAAATCTTGGAAAAGAAAGCTTTGTATTTAAGTGCTCAAGCGATAATTACACTACTGAAATTCTTCATCCAAGAATTCAAGAAAAAGCTTATTTAGCTGCTCTGCCAATTATTGCTGTGTCTGCAAAAACGATTACAGTAAATCCAGGCATGACTGCAGCAAATTACGAGCATAGATTTGTAAGAGCTGCTGACGATTGTATATCAGTAATTGGTGACGCAATTACGTTTAGTGATAATACATCAATCGCTGCTGATAAGAGAAATGCTCGTAAGCAACTACAAACTAACAAAGAGTTCATTCAAGATTATATGATGGACTGGGTTGATGACGAATATTACGTTTACGACTCTAAAAAGTGTAAGAGAGATACTGAAGAATATATTTTACCAGCTGTCCAACGAGACATGATGCTAGGTACGAACTACAACGCAATTCAAACTGGCGCTGCATACCGTACTAAGTCTGGTGAAGTAAGTGTTACAGATCAGCTAACACAAACCGTTGGTTCAATTAACTACATGAAATCAAAAGTTGCTGACATCTTAACAGATTCAATTGCTGAAGATAGAGCAAATGCTGCTTTTGATGAAATGACTCGACTATTAAATAACAACGGTAAGAAATATACGCCAACAAATGCGGCTTATGATCCAGCAACAGGTTCAGTTGAGATCACAATTGGATCTCACGATTTCGCAGTTGGCGACCAAATTTATCTTGAGCCAAATAGCTTAACATTTACTTGTGCTCTTGATAGTAACGCAACTGAGCATTCTTATCCTACAAGAGACTTTATCAAGTATACTCCATCAAATGCAACTTACGATCCTGCAACAGGTGAGTTTAGTGCAACAATTGGTACAAATGCTTTAAAAGCCGGTGATCTCGTAGAGTTCAAACCAGGAAGCATTGTATTTACTTGTGCAATGGATAACAATGCAACTAACCACCCTGCTCCAGAATCACATCATCCATTCTATAAAAAGCAGATTGTAATTGACGCTGTAATCGGCGACACAATCTATATGAATGTTGGTGCTGTAGAGAACGGTGGCGGAGCTCATACGTTTGTAAGCGCTACAGCAAATGCTATTGAAGCTGAGAAGAGACATCCAGCATGGAAAAAACCTATCTCAATTTCTGCAAGAACAGCAACAACAATTACTGTAAACGTTGGTGAGTCAAGCGATACTTCAGTTCATACATTCGTATCAGCAACTACAAATGCTGTTCGTGAAGCGGATATGTGGACAGGTACATTTACACCACAAACTGCAACATACGATCCTATTTCTGGTGACATGGTTCTTACAATCGGTCAGCATGACTTGCCGGTTGGTAAGTGGCTTAAAATCGCGCCAGAATCAATCGTATTTAGCTGTGATGTTGGTGGTGTAGTTGGTAACGATGCTGCTCCTTTATACGATCACCCAGCTTATCAAGAACCTGTGAGAGTAAAAGCAGTTACTGCTGATACAGTTACAGTCAATGTTGGTAACGCTAATGGTCACGCAAACAACCACACATTCGTAAGTGCTGAAGCAGATTGTATTGATGCAAATGGATTGTATTTCTCAGATCCTGCTAAATATCTAAAAGCTTATACACCAACTGATACGCTTTATGCAGCAAATACTGGTGTTATGGAAATCACAATTCCTGGCCATGATCTAACAACTTCAGATCATATTGAATTAATGCCACAATCATTTGCATTTAGCTGTGCACATAACGGCGGAGGAACAGACTTCCACCCACGTATTGGTGAACCTAATTATCAAATGCCTCTTGAAATTACTGCAACAACGGCAAATACAGTTACAGTAAATGTTGGCGCGGCTGGAACAAATACAGATATTCATACATTTGTATCTGCTGACGAAGGTGCAGTTGTAAAAGTAAGATCTACAACTCAAGGTGTACGTGCTAGAAAAATCTTGCAAGCTAACAAAGAATATTTGATGGCTGAAGTTGAAGCATACATGAAAGAAAACTACTTTGTTTATGACAGAGAAAAGTGTATGCGCGATACAGGCATTATTCTTGATGCAATTGCCAGAGATATTGCAACAGATTCAACATTAAATGCTTACTATACTGGTAGAGGTTATCGTATCGGTACTGTAGGCGCAAATGCAGTCATTAACCAGCAGCTTACTCAAACTGTTGGAGCAATCACTTGGCTTAAAGGTAAAATCGCAACTGACGTTCTTACAGATTCAGCCGCGATTGTAAGCTCTAACGCTGGCTTCGATATCATTATCGATATTATGACAAACGGCTTTGGCTCTGCTGCTGATCCAATATATGGCGACATGTCACTATCACCTGAGCATCGTAAAGCTCGTGGCGCACTACAAGCTAACAAAGAGTTTATCCAAAAAGAAACAATTGCATGGATCTCTGCAAATCATCCGGGCTTTACATATGATGTAGCAGCTTGTGAAAGAGATATGGGAATCTTTGTAGACTTGGCTGCATGGGATGTTGCTCACGGTTCAAATGCTGCAACTGCAACAAACTCAAAGCTTTACTTTGAAAATGCAATTCCAGTCTTAGACGATAACGAAGTAGTTCCAACTGCTGAAGCTTACTTCCATGCTTCTAAAATGATTGGTCAAATTTTAAGAAATGAAGTTGTTGATAATCTTCAAAATACAGTAACACAAACTATTGTAGATTCAACAACAACTTATACACCAACAAATGCAACTTACGATCCAGCAAACGGTAATTTTGTAATGACAATTGCTGGTCATGATTTCAAGTATGGTGACAGACTAACATTGGAGCCAAACTCCTTCTCATTCACGTGTACAATGGATGGAGACCAGGCTGCTAAAACTTATCCAAGAGCTGGGCTTGACCCATATGCATTAAAACCATATGTTGTAACAGCAGTAACTACAAATACTGTTACTGTTGACGCCGGTGCTTCTGGTCCTAACAAATACTTTACTCCAACAGCCGCTACTTACGATGCTGTAAATGGAGATATGGTGGTTACTGTTGGCCAACACGGATTGAGAGTTGGAAACGGTGTTGTTCTAGTAGATAATTCATTTACATTTACTTGTGACCAAGATGGACATGCTACTCAGCATACATATCCAAGACCAGGATCAGATCCATATGCTGGTGATTCTATTGCTATCACAAACGTTGGTCAAACAGAACATACACCAACTTATGCTTCATACGATGCTGCTTCTGGTGATACAGTAATTACAATTTCAAATCACGGATTTAGCAATGGTGATTATATCATGATTGCTGATTATGGATTATCTTATACATGTGATCTTGACAATCACTATGTAGCAAAAGGATACCCAAGAACAACAGATTATGCTACAAATCGTTGGTTAGAAATTTCAGATGTAACTACAAACACATTTAAAGTAAATGTTGGTCCATCAGCATATACTGGTGAGCATAGATTTGTATCAGCTACTGCAAATTGTATCAAGCGTCAAGATGGAACGTTTACAATTAACGTTGGTAACGCCGGATCAGCTTCTGGTTCGACACACATCTTTGTAAGCGCTACAACAAATGCTATTAAGCACGAGCCACAAACAGCTCATACATTTGTATCTGCATCTGCAAACTCGGTTAAGCGAGCTAATATGGCTGAAGCTTATACACCAACCGACGTAAACTACGATCATATCACTGGTGTTATGACAATGACACTAGGAACTCACTCACTAACTGAAGGTGATTACGTTATCTTTGAAGAAGACGCAATTACACTTTCTTGCCCATCTAACGGTGGTGGTAACCTTGCACATCCAAGACCAACAGATCCAATTTATAACAAGCCGGTTAGAATTGATTCTGCTACTTCAACTACTGTAACGTTAGATGTCGGTCCTGCTAAGGTTGACGCAGTTCATACATTCGTAAGTGCAACAACTAACGGTGTAAGAAGATCGTTGAAGCCAAGTGTTTCTCATGCAGCTGAAAAACTGTTCAAAGACATTGGTGAAGTTATTCTTGAAAATGATGGTACAATTCCAGAGATTGTAGAACCAAAACTTACTGCGGTAACTGCTGGTTATCCTGCAGGATTAGTTTCAAGCTTTAACTCAATCAAAGGTCAGAAACCAAAATATCAAACTGAAATCATTGATCATATTGCAGAAACATACAATGGTCTCGGTTATAACGAAGCTAAATGTCCTCGCGATGTTGGTTACATTGTTGATGCTATCTCAGAAGATCTTGAGTATGGTGGCGAAGATGCTACAATCTACAATGCAAGATATTACTTCGAAGGTGCTATCAACGTACTACCTTTCTATCAAAGAGAACCAACCAGACTTGCGTTTAATCACATTGCAGACGTAATTAAGAAAGTTGTTGAAAATACAATTCATGAACCTATCTTTGGTCCTGGATTCCAACCAACAGGAGCTACATACGATCCAGTTACTGGTATCATGGAAGCAACCATTGGTACTCACAGCTTAACAACTGACGACTATGTTTGGTTTAAAGAAGATGCGATCACATTTAGCTGTGACACAGGAAGCGGTCCAACAAACCACGCATCACCAGAGGCTCACCATAGGTTCTATGCAAGGGCTTGTCCTATCATTGGTGTAACTGCAACCACTATTACAATGTGGGTTGGCGATGCTGGAGCATACACTGGTGCCCATACATTCGTAAGTGCACTACCTGACGCTATTAGACAAGTAAACGGTAATATCAAGTATCAAAACCGTAGCTTGACTGCAGCAAATACTGCTACAGGTGATGAAGCTAAGAGATTGGCAAATATCATTGCTGATATTACAGATGATAGATTAGTAATTCCAGATTACAGAGGTTCTCTAGATATTACTCAGAAGCCTGAAACTAGACTTGCAGGATTGCCTACAGCAAATACTGCTCTATCACCAGCAATGGAGCCAAGCAGAACATATGCTCGTAAAGCTCTACAATGGAACCGCCACTTTATTCAAGAAGAAATTGTTCGCTTTGTACGCAAAGACAATTACACATATGATGAAGATAAGTGTGCAAGAGATGTTGGGTTCATTATCGATGCCGTATCAAGAGATGTTCAAACCGGTTCTGATTACCCTTCAAAATACTACGGTAAAGCATATCGTGTAGGTACAGTAGGTGCAGACAAAGTAATTGAAGAGCAGTTGGCGGAAACAATTGAAGGTATTGAATACGTTAAAGATGATATTTTACCAAGACTTACTGGTACTGCGCTTACAAGAGCAACAGCCGCATTTAATAATATCATTAGCATCATGACAGATGGCGATGCTGGAGTTACATACAACTTCGGTTCTGCTAATGTTGGTAATAGTGATAATAACGCAACTGATGGCTTACAATTAAACAGAGCATTCTTAGCTGCTGAAGGTAAAGCACACTTTGAACAAACATATCCTACTTTATGGGCATCATTAACAACTGTCCAAAGAGATAAATGCGAGCGTGATATTGGTGTTATGGTCGATGCAGTATCATTTGATATTCGCCACGGCTCAAACGCTGCTATGAGAGATGTTGCTAAACTATACTTCGAAAATGGAACATCAGTACTCCCAGCAGATCAAAGATCTGAAACTGCGGGAATATTTGCTCACGTAGGTGGAATTGCAGAAAGAGTTGTTCTAAAACAAACAGTAACACCAACAGCAGGAAACGCTGAAAGTCAAGTTACTTCTGGATTCGGAAACGTAGTTGCTGGAACAGGAGCTGATGTTGAAAACTTATTCTTAATCGTAAGAGATATTATTCTTGATGATTCATTAATTAATATGCCACAACTGAAAGAAGCAGATACTTCTGACGGTGCAGCAACTGGTTACGATTACGAAGTAAGTACAGCAATCATTAGAGATCGTAAAGAGGGTCTTGGAGATACAGTTGTTCAATACTTGAAAGATAAGTTTGGATACTTAGAGTACAGCGAAGAAAGATGTCGCAGAGATACTGGTTATATTGTTGACGCGATTTCTCACGATATCCAATACGGTGGCAACTCTGCAATGCACGGTACTGCTGAGCTTTACTTTAAAAATGCTGTAAACATTCTACCAATCGATCAGCGTGACTCTACAAGAAGAGCATTCGAATATCTTGGTAAAGTTGTTCGCTGGGTAACTCGTAACGAGCATGTACCACGCGAGCTAGGAAGAAAGTGGCAGCCAACAGGTGCTACATATGATCCAGTAACAGGTGTATTCACTGCAACTCTTGGCGCAAACCACAACTTAGAAGTTGGTGATTACGTATTAATTGCTCCTGAAAGCATCGTATTTACATGTGCTCTTGATGGTAATCAGCAAGAACATGCTGCACCAGAATCTCATCACCCATACTATAATACACCGATGAAAATTACTGCTGCTGACGCAACAACAATTACTATGAATGTTGGTAAAACAGCTTACGGTGAAGGCGGAGCTCATACATTTGTAAGTGCTAAACTAAATGCTATTGCTCATGTAACAGGTAACCCAGTTAGACAAGAAATGCCATCTCTTGCAGTAAGAAGAGAAACTGCACAAGAAGCAATGGAACTTGCTACAATGTTAGCAAAAGTAGCAGATGACAATGATCCTTCAGGAATTCCAGCAAGAGTAGATCCTCATATTAACTGGATTGATGCATCAATTCTTTCTGCTAAAAATGCAGTTGAAAATGATGCTGCTAGAATTGCAGAAACTTTACAGACATATATTTACGAAACTTATAAAGGTTTAAGTTATTCTCGTGAGAAATGTCGCAGAGATGTTGGTGTAATGATTGATGCTCTATCACACGACGTTAACTATACAACAAATTATGCAACAGTTAGAACTGCTGAGCTATACTTTGAAAATGCAATTTCAGTATTGCCAAAAGATCAAAGAGAGCAAACTGCAAACTTCTATGTAGAAATGGCTGACCTAGTAGGTGATGTTGTAAGAGCAACTGCTGTAAATACTGATCATATGAGTCACACATCAGCAGAACAAGATATTACAACGCATCCAGCAGCTACTGCTACTGAAAAAGAAGAAGTAATGGATCTTGTAAGAATTGTTGAAGATTCAATTAGAAGAGATAGCATGGACATTATTCCAGAAATCCTTGATCCGAATACTTCATGGGTTGATGCTGGAAAAGTTTGGGCTGCAAAACAAATTGACGATAACTTAGATGAGCTTGCAGATGATATAACTCAATTCTTGCAAGATGAATTTACAATTATCGATTATAACAAAACTAAGTGTAAGCGCGATGCAGGTTATATCCTAGATGCTATGAGCTGGGATTTCAACTATGGCGGTAACAAAGCGACAAGATGGAATGCAGACTTCTATTACTGGAATAACGAACTCAGAGTTCCAGAAGATACAAGAGTTGCAACCGCTCAAGCATATCGTCAACTTGGTTATATTGTAAGTGATATCGTTGCGGGTAAATATCCTGGTCAGCGTCTCAGAACAGAGCTTGGTGGAGCACATCAAGTTCAGCAAGCGATTGATCTTGGTATGATTCTTTACAATGCGCTATATTACAATAGTCCTGAAGCACTTGGTCCAGAAATTGAACCTAACTTTGCTTGGGAAAATGATAAGCAGTTTAGTTTTGCTAAAGATATTCTGCAAAATAACAGAAATGATCTACAGCGCGAAGTTCAAAGATTTATTACTTCTGAATACAAGTTTATTGATTTACCGAAAACATATCGCGATGGCGGAAACTTAGTCAAGATTCTTGCAAATGACTTTAGATTTATTGATCCTGCACTTAACATTGACGGATCTGATAAAGCAACAAGAGCATTTGTCGGTGCATTGTTTAACATTGATGCTCAGCACGTATTCCCGGTCTTTAACCCGCCATCAACATTTGCTGATTGGCGTAAGTTGAGATTCAAGGGCACAAGACCAACAAATACTGATTTACCAGATGGAAGCTCTGATGATCCACGTAAGCGTTGGGATGCATTCATTGTTCCAACAAATAATAGCGGTAACCGTTATGTGGGTAGAATTTGGTACTACAATGGAACAACTTGGATTGATAGTAATGCAGACAACAATACCGATCTTCTTGATTCATTCACTGGCGCATGGACGCAGATGAAAACCTATATAAATAACAATATCGCAGTAAATCAAGATCAGAGAGATATGGTAACCGAATTGATTGATAACGTTCTAATCGACAGTGTAATTAGACCAAACTTCTTAACATTCGGTTCGTTGGTTGAATCGATTGCTCACCAGTTCAACGGTGCTTCGGCTGGCGTTAACAGAAACGCTCTACCGCTGAACTTTAGAAACGTGGGTGCAGCAATTGGTGCTAACGCTTCGGTCCTATCAGAAAATGGTGGTCGAATCAGATGGTCAGGCTCTGACGAACTTAACAACCAATACTTCGCAAGAGGTCTAAGGATTAATGGTAGAACAGGTCGAATTGAAGGTCGTCCGTTTACCTCATCTGTTAGAAAACTTGCAAGAAGAGCATCTAACTCAAGGGCGCAACTATAATGTCATATTCAATATCTACAATTTCAACATCTCAGGCGCCCGACGCTAAACCGGTCGCCAAAAGCTTTACGTTGACGACAAACTGGCAAATTATGATTGAGGTGCCGAACTATGAAGTTCCTGAACTTGTATTCGGTGGTTCAAACGTTGTTGAGCCGGGTGTGGGCGAAGTTATTTCGCCTCTTATTCTTTGTAACTTTACGGCTAATACAGTATCAGTCGACGTAAGAGCAAATAGGTTTGATAGTGGTACACAGACACCATTTTATCTTGTAAGAAATATGAAAATTCCAGCATATGATACAATTCCTATTCCTCTTAACGGACAATTCTTTAAATCTGGTGATACGCTAGACATCAAGTGCGACACCAATTTAGCAGTAGACGCAACATTGTCATTCACTCTCGGTCAATCGGAGGAGGATGACGTCTAATGGCCTTTCGTTCTATAAGTGGCAGCAGATTAGTAGGTCAAGGTAAGCCACAACAAACACCTATTACCTTAGACGTAGCTGTATATGAAGGTGCGATCGCTTATGGCGACGACGGCAATTTATACTTTTCAAACGGTACCGCGTGGTTAGTACTTGAAGACTCAGGTGGAGCGGTTCAAGGTTTAACCGGTATCCAAGGTACAGACGGTTTACAAGGTGGATATGGTCCAGGCTTTACAGTTGTTGGATCTGTTGCTGATGTAGACTCAGGTGGCGACCCCCAGGCCACTCTAAACGCTGCCTTTTCAAGTCCATCAACAGGCGACGCAGTTATAGATGAAGCTGACGACGAATTATGGGTTTATAACGGATCAAGCTGGGTAAATGTTGGATCGTTCCGTGGAGTACAGGGCTTCCAAGGTAATGATGGTTTACAAGGATTTCAGGGTACAATCGGTAACGAAGGTATTCAGGGTAGTACTGGTTTCCGTGGTTTCCAAGGTACTCAAGGTTTCCAAGGCTCTACTGGTATTCAGGGTGTACAAGGTATTCAAGGATTGCAAGGCACTCAAGGTGTTCAAGGCGTTCAGGGTACGACAGGCATTCAAGGCGACGTAGGTGATCAAGGTACTCAAGGTGTCCAAGGTCCTCAGTCTATTCAGGGTACAACAGGTATTCAAGGTGATCTTGGTATTCAAGGTACCACAGGTTCTTATGGCGGAATTTCTTTTGAGTACGGATTTAGTACAGACGTAACTGCTACAGATCCAGGCAACTCAAATATTAAGTATAATAACGCTGACCAGGCAAATGCAACTTTAATTTATATTAATGAAAATGCAAATCCTGGCGCTCGTGATATTTCAGATCTTTTAAATGCATTTGATGCTCTAACTAATCCTGTAAAAGCATCTATTAAAATTACAAAAGTAAGCGATACTTCTGTATTTGCATTATGGGATATTACAGATATTACCGACAATACAGGTTGGTTTACTTTTAATGTAACAAGTATAGGACAATCAGGCGCATTTTCGGATGCAGATGATGTTATTATTTCATTCGTTGAGTCTGGTGCGCAAGGTATTCAAGGACCGCAGGGAACACAAGGTGTTCAAGGCGTACAAGGTTTTGTCGGATTCCAAGGTACTCAAGGACCTCAGTCTCTTCAAGGTACTCAAGGTATTCAGGGCACCACTGGTATTCAAGGACTTCAGGGCGTACAAGGATTTACTGGAGCACAGGGTATACAAGGTCTGCAAGGTTTGCAAGGACATCAGGGTGTTCAGGGTGGATCTGGTTTCCAAGGGATGCAAGGTACTGATGGTAACCAAGGTCTGCAAGGTTTGCAAGGGCAAATTGGTTACAATGGCGGGCTTACTTATATGTGGGGTTTCAACAACTCTACAACTGAAGGATTCCCAGGCCTTAATTCATGGCTTTTAAATAATAGTGATGTTACTTTAGCAACAAAACTTTATATTGATGACTTAACGGATAGCGGAAGACGCGTAGACGAGTTATTCAATTATCTTGATGCTGTAACAAGTACTCCAAAAGGTCAAATCTTTATTAGAACTCCAAAAGATGCAACTGGTGGATATCAGTTCTTAATCTTTGAATACACAGATTGGGTGTGGGGTGTAACTGGTACTGGTTCGGACTGGGGTCATTTTGTTATTAGCCTCGTTGAGCAATCAGAACTTGGCGGAACAGATTTAAGTCCTGGCACAGACTGGGATGCAATTACTGGTACTTATGGTACAGACGCTGTCTTTACATTTAATCCATCTGGTAATGCGGGTTCACAAGGTGCTCAAGGTACACAAGGACATCAAGGTGTACAAGGATTACAAGGCGTCCAAGGTACACAAGGTCCTCAGTCTATTCAAGGTACAACTGGTATTCAAGGTGCTCAAGGTATTCAGGGTGTTGAAGGTGCGCGTGACTTTACCGTTACTAACCTTTCATCAATTGCTTATGTAATAGATGGTGTTAACAACCCAGACTTAAATCTTCTAAGAGGATTTACATATAGATTTATTATCAACGCACCGGGTCATCCATTTGAAATTAGATCTGGTAGTGCATCCGGCCCAGCTTATAATACTGGCGTAACAAATAACGGCGCATCTAGCGGTGAAATTACGTTTAGAGTTCCTGGTAACGCGCCAGATACTTTGTATTACAGCTGTACAGCTCACGCTGGAATGAATGGTCAGCTCAACATTAGTGATCTTGGCCCACAAGGTACTCAAGGTACTCAAGGCTTCCAAGGTACAGACGGTATTCAAGGTAATGATGGTTTACAAGGTACAACAGGTGCTGGTGCTCAAGGTACACAAGGTATTCAGGGTGATCTAGGCTTCCAAGGTACACAAGGTTTTCCAGGCCCGATTGGTCCACAAGGTATTCAAGGTACTGATGGTCTCCAAGGTGGAGGTGGTGTACAAGGTGCCACTGGTAGCTTTGGTGGTGTAACATTTGATTATACTTGGAAAAGCCAAACAACTCTTTCAGATCCTGGCATTGGTGGCGTTTCAGTTAATAACGCAACTTATGCTTCTGCTAATGTGTTGTTACTTGACGACAGAGATGATAATTTTACAGATATTCAACCTTTCTTAAGAACGATTGACGATTCTACAAGTCCTGTTAAAGGTCACGTCAAAATTACTTCTAAAGATAATGTAGATGAGTTTATTATCTTTTCAATCAATAGCTTAACAGAAGAATCGGGATATTTTAATGTTAGTGTTTCTTTTGTTTCGAGTTCAATAACTAGCTGGACAGATGGTACAGATATTACTGTTACATTTGCTAGAACAGGTGATATTGGACCGGCAGGGTCACAAGGTATTCAAGGTTTTGAAGGATTCCAAGGTGCTCAAGGATTGGGCGGTGGACTTGGTGGCCAAGGTACGCAGGGTGTTCAAGGTCTACAAGGTGGTCCTGGTCCACAAGGTACTCCAGGCTTTATTGGTGGCGATGGTACTCAAGGTTCTCAAGGCGTTCAAGGTCCACAAGGTCCACAAGGTGTCGACGGTACTGATGGTGATGAAGGTATTCAAGGCTTTGACGGCTTCCAAGGCCCACAAGGTCTTTCTCAGCAAGGTACTCAAGGTGCTCAAGGCTTCCAAGGTATAGCGGGTATTGGTGCAACCGGTATTCAAGGTTTCCAAGGTATTCAAGGTGATGCTTTACAAGGACATCAGGGTACACAAGGTAATTCAGGTCCTCCAGGTTTTGGTAACCAAGGTATTCAAGGGATGCAAGGTTTCCAAGGTACAATTGGCGGAGAAGGTATTCAAGGTGTTCAAGGTCTTGGTGGACAAGGTACTTCTGGTCTACAGGGTATTCAAGGTACAGACGGTGAAGAAGGCCTTCAAGGTGTTCAGGGTGAGACCGGAGACGGTAACCAAGGTACACAAGGTTTCCAAGGTTCGGCTGGTATCGGTAATACAGGTGTACAAGGTAATGACGGTAATCAGGGTGTTCAAGGTATTATTGGTGAATCAGGTGTTGGAGGTACTCAAGGTGTTCAAGGCTTTGATGGTTCACAGGGTTTCCAAGGTATCAGCGGTGGATTAGGAGATACCGGTGCTCAAGGTCACCAAGGTACACAAGGTGGACCAGGCTTCCAAGGTACAATTGGTGCTGGTTCGCAGGGTATTCAGGGTGGTCAAGGTACTCAAGGTTCTCTTGGTATTCAAGGTTTCCCAGGCCAAGGTACTCAAGGTCTTCAGGGTACACAGGCTGCTCAAGGTCTTCAAGGTGAGCGTGGTTTCCAAGGTACACAGGGTATGCAAGGTTTTGGTCCTGCAGGCGCTGTTACTAACATCCAAAACGTTCACGAAACTTCTGTACAAGATACAGCCTTGTTTATTACAATGGTTGAAGGTGGAAACACAACTCAGCCATTAAGAGCTACGACTGGACCAAACCCAGGCGGTGAATCTAACTTCTTCTATACTTCTGATGTTGACGAACTTACAGTTGAAAACCTTCAAGTTGAAGGTAATGTTAACGTAGTTGGATCTATTACTGCTGATAGCTTTACGGCATCTGGCTCAAGTGATTTCCACTTGGCGTCAAATAACTATTTGTCGATGGGTAATACAGCGGCAGGTCCATATTCTAGATTAGGTTGGTTAACAACAAATAACAGTGTTAGCTTAGAAGTAAATACCAGTGTTACAAGTAATTTTGTTATCAAGCCACTTACTGGTTCGAATCTATTTACTTTCCAAATCGCTACAGGTAACTTTACTGCTACAGGTGATATTGAATCTAATTCAGACATTAGACTAAAAGAAAACATTGAAACAATTCCTAACGCTCTTGAAAAAGTATCTAATATGCGCGGTGTATATTTTGATATGAAATCAAGACCAGGCGTAAGAAAAGTCGGCTTAATTGCTCAAGAAGTTGAAGAAGTACTTCCAGAAGTCGTTTCAGCCGCAGAAGATGGAGAACAAATTAAGAGCGTTGCTTACGGTAACATCGTTGGTCTTTTGGTTGAAGCAGTTAAAGAGCTTAAAGACGAAATCGAACAACTTAAAAACCAGTAAAGCTCTTTTACATTTCTATTGCAAGTTATGAGAGGGGGCGTTCTGCCCCCTTTTCAATAAGCCCGCTGTTATAAATAAAGGTAAAAAGAGATTTAACATGAGTTCTCAACTAAATATCTACATTGATAAAGGTACAGATTTTAGGCTTACGGTCGAATTGTTTGATGAGAACGATTTAGACTTGCCTATTGATAACTACACTTTCTATAGTGAAGTTAAAAAGTTGTATTCATCAAAACCTGCAGCCGAATTTGAAATTGAAAAAGCTAATAATGATATTACACTCGTAATGGATAATGACATTACTTCTCAGCTTAAGCCGGGAAAATATTCTTATGATGTGTTAATGAAAAAGCCTACGGGAGAAATATCTAAGATCGTTGATGGGCTAGCGTTCGTTATCTCAACTATTACGGAGGTATAACAGTGGCTGTTAAAGTTAAAGTAGGCCAAACTAAGAACGTTCGCCTAGTAGCTACCGGTGAAAAACGACCCGTAATTGTTCCAGATTCAGTAGCATTAGGATCCGATACTACAGGTGAATACGTACGTGCACTCGATGCGGGTGTAGGTATTGTTGTTACGCCAGAATCAGATATTGAATCGGCCAATCTTGTAATTTCTCATGCTAATACAAGCGAAATTGCAAATACACAAAATTCAACATTAGAATTTTTAAGAAATGCCTCATTCGATGAATTTGGCCACGCGATAGAATTCACTTCTTCTGCATTTGATACAAATAATTTTTCTGTAGCAAACAATGTAATTTCTTCTAAAAATATTTCAATTGGTAATACATCACTTACGCTTGGTGAAACAGTCAGTGAATTAGAAAATCTAACTTCTATTGAAGTTGGAAACTTTACTATTTCTGGCAATACAATTGCATCTAGTGCAAACACTACACTATTCACAACAACAGAACCTCTTGGTACATTTGATTTTGGTTTAAGACGAATTGTTAATGTTGATAACCCAACAGATCAGACTGATGTAGTAAACAAAAGATATTTAGAATTTGAATTAGATCGTGTTGAAACTACAATTAAAGTTTTTGATGATCCAATTATTGAAACAGATGCTACAAACAAAAGATACGTAGATAATTTAATTAAAGGCTTACGAGTAAGGCCTGCTGCTCTTGCTGCAACAACTGCTGATCTAGGTGCTTTTTTTGAAGTTGGTAATACAACTTATGGCTCAACATTAACTTTGCCGCCAACTTCAGTTCTTTATATTGATGACGTAACGACTTGGTCATTAGGCAAAAATCTTGTAGTTAAAGATCAAACTAATCCATTAGAAAATGGTTCCTATGACTTGATTCAAGTCGGTAGTGCTAATACTGAATGGATATTCCAAAGAACATCTTGGTCTGACGAAAGTGAAGAAGTTCCAGGTTCGTATGAATTTGTAACAGATGGTACAATCAACGGCGGAACTGGTTGGGTAACGGTAGTTGACGACGCTTCTACTTTTAATCTAAATACAGATTCCATTAATTGGTATCAATTCCAAGGCGAAGGTACTTATAACGCTGGTACTGGTTTAACTCTAGTTGGAACAACTTTCCAATTAGCTCCTACTATTGCTGTAGATACAATTAATCCACAAACCGCAGATAAAATAACATTTGGTGGTGAAGGTGCTATTACGCTACCTTCTGGTAATACTGCTGCTAGACCAGCCTCTTCTGCGGGTATGATTCGTTTTAATAATGTTGATGGCCAATTCGAAGGATACGACGGTAATGCTTGGTCAGGTCTCGGTGGTACAATTGACCAAGACCAAGATACAAAAATCGTTGCAGAAGATAATGCAGGCGATGATAACGATGAATTAAAATTCTTTACCGGTGGAACACTCGCTGCAAAGTTTGATGCTAATACTGCAAACTTTTATGGTGACGTAATAATTGCCGGTAATATTACAGTTGGTGATCAAGATACCGATTCTATTACTGTTGCTGCCGATTTTGAATCCAATTTAATACCTAATCAAAATAACTTCTATACGCTAGGTTCTCAAAGTAAAAACTGGGCTACACTATTTGTAGATACAATACGTAGCGGTGATGATGTTATTACGTTTGGTGGATCAGGCGCCATTGCATTGCCATCTGCGAATACATCGTTTAGACCAACTGGCCCAGCAGGAATGCTTCGCTTTAATAGTGATGAAAGCCGTTTTGAAGGATGGGATGGCGTACAATGGTCAGGTCTTGCTGGTTCGGTAATTGACCTTGATAGAAATACATACATTATTGCTGAAACTGCAGCAGGTGACGATAATAACCAATTAGATTTCTATACAGATGGAGTACACAGATCAAGAATTGATTCTGATGGTACATTCAAGTATGGTAATGGATTAACAGCATTCCAAATTGACTTTGCTTCCGGTGAATTAACAGCGTCTGGTGGCATTACTGCTGCTTCTGATTTAGTTTTAAATCCAACTGGTGCGGTTAATGTTTCTAATAATAGTTTAACAGGTTTACCAGATCCTGTTAACCCTACAGATGCAGTTAATTTACGTTATTTGGATAATGAATTTTCATCTGGTCTGACTATTGTTGATGGCGCAAATACTTATACAGACGGTATCGACCTCCTTTCAAGTCCAAAACTTACAATCGGCACTGGTCTAGAAATCGAAAATATCGATTCAGCAAATAACGAATTTACTTTAGGTATTGATAATACAGGTGTTCAGCCTGGTATGTACGGTAACGACGGTTTTTCACCTCGTATTCGTATTACTGAAGATGGTCGTGTTGACTTTGCTACAGAGATTGCAGTTGAGCTTCAAGCTAACGCGATTCCAGACTTTACTGAAACATCTCGTGATATTATTGGACTTATGTTTACGGATGGTATTGCAAATAGCGAAGGTATTACAGCAGTAAACGACGATGCAAATGATAAGATGTATCTTATTGCTGATAACTTTAATGTCACATTAACCGGTGATGTAAGTGGTACAGCAGAAGTTACAAGACTTTCAAATACTGAAATCAACACTTCTTTAACAGCAGACTTTATTTCAAATGCGTTGACAACCGCTAATAGTGGTGTTACAATTACTCATACCGCTGGTCCAAATTCTAACGCAACATTTGAATTAGACTATACTGAATTAGATACAAGATATATTACAACTGCTGGCGGTACATCTTCTGGAGATATTGTTGCTCCAAGATTTGTTGACTCAGATAATACAAATTTATTTGTAGATCCTACTGGAACTTCACAAATCAATAAACTAGATCTTGGTTTTGGCACATCATTTTCTCAATTAAGATTTAGAGATGGACCAGGAAGTTTCTCAGTTCTTTACGGATCTGGCGGTAAAATTGGTTTCCTTGATAATACTTTCAACTATGCTGCTTATTCAGATAAAGCAACTGGTAACTGGATCGTTCAAAACGCGGATGTAAGAGCAGAAAGATTTGTTGACCACGACGCCGACACTTATTTCTTGCATCCAGGCGGCACTGATTCATATTTAAAACAAATTCATGTTGAAAATAAAATTACCGCAACTGATATTGAAATTGGTGGTGATGTTGGTGATCGTACAATTAAAACTACGACAGGTTTATTATCAATAGATGCATCTGGTGGTATTAGCTTAGATGGCTCTGGTAATGATTTAGATGTTAACAACTCTAAGATTACAAATCTTTTAAATCCTACAGCAACACAAGATGCTGCAACTAAATCATATGTTGATAGTGTAGCTCAAGGTCTTCGTGTAATTCCAGCTGCATTGGCTGGTACGACCGCAGATTTAGGAGCAACATATAACAATGTTGCGGGAACTCTTACAGATGCTTCAGCTAACACTGCAGCGTTTGAATTAGATGGCGTAACTTCTTGGAGTATTGGTGATAAAGTATTAGTTAAAGATCAAACCAATCCAGAAGAAAATGGCTCATATGAAGTCACAACTGTTGGTAGTGGTGCAACTCCTTGGGTCCTTACTCGAGGCGAATACTTTAATGAATCTTCTGAAATTCCAGGCGCATTCCAATTTATTACAGATGGTACTACAAATAATGGTACAGGATGGGTTGCTCAAGTTACTGATGCCGAAACATTTACTCTTGGAACTGACGATGTAAGTTGGTATCAATTCTCTGGTGCAGGTACATATACTGCTGGAGATACTTTAACATTAACAGGAACTGAATTCTCTATCGAAGATGGAGATATCGCAAACGTAAAACTGGCCAATCCGCAAATAAATATTTCTGGAGAGGCTGGAGCAAATACTTCGATTGCTCTTGGTGATACATTAACAATTACCGGAACTGATGGTGTAGATACAACTATCTCGAACGGTGAAGTGGCAATCGCTGTAACTGAATTAGATGGTGGATCTTTCTAAAGAACGACTATTATTATTTTGTAACCTATATAGGTATTATAACAAAGGGACATAGATATGTCAACAACTATTAAGCTCCGCCGTAGTGCGGTACCTGGCCGCATACCAACAACTTCACAGTTGGAGTTAGGCGAACTCGCCATCAATACAAATGATGGTAAGATCTACTTTAAAAAGTACGATATTTCGGCCAACACAGAATCAATTATTGACATATCCTCTAACCTAGATGCTGCAGCAATTCTAGCAGAGTTACTTACCGTTGACGGTGCGGGAACAGGTTTAGATGCTGACCTATTAGATGGTCAAGAAGGTTCTTATTATACAGATTATGCTCATGCTCTTGTTGCAAATACTGGAGTTGTAGCCGGCACTTATGGGTCATCAACCGCTATTCCAATTCTTACTATTGATCATGATGGTAGAATTACAGTTGCAAATACTGCGGCTGTTGCGGGTGTAGATGATTTTTCCTATACTGCAGCAAATAACACTGTTCTTCTTACAACAGGTGATGGGACAGAATATCCTCTTAAATTAAATCAGTTTGATGAAAATGTCAATTTTGGCGTAGATATCGATGTAGCGAATAATGTTACAGCAAATACCGCCACTTTTGCAGGTAATATTTCTGTCGGTGGAATAGTAAACGGTGCTTTAACAGACACTGGTGTAACCGCAGGAGTGTATGGATCTTCTACAGCAATTCCAGTTTTTACTGTTAATTCTGAAGGTAGATTAACAACAGCGAATACAACACCTGTTGCTGGTGTAGATGACTTTTCATATTCAGCAGCAAATAATACAATTACACTTCAAACTGGCGATGGATCAGTATTTGAATTTCAAACTGAAACAGAAGTTACTTTAACAGGTAAAGTTACAGGGACTGCTACCGCCACGGATGGCAACCTTTCAATTACTACTGAACTTGCAAATACAGCGGTTACTGCTGGTTCTTATGGTTCATCCACAGAAATCCCAACATTTACAGTCGACGAAGATGGTCGTTTAACAGCGGCTGGAACTGCTTCTGTGTCTGGTGTTGATGACTTTAATTGGTATTCAGCAAACAACACTTTGGTTCTTGAAACAAGTACCACAGATTTCCCAGTTGTTATTGATACCTTTGGTAATATTACTACCGGCGATATTACAACGGCTGGAACTGTTGATGGGCGCGATCTTTCAGTAGATGGTGCAAAGCTAGATGGAATTGAACCAAACGCTACCGCTGATCAAACTGCGGCCGAACTATTAACAGCAATTAAGACAGTTGATGGTGACGGTTCTGGTCTAGATGCAGATACAGTTGACGGATATTCTGCGCAAGAAATTTTAGATGCATCAGCTAACAACGCCCAAAGTTTAATTGGCGCTGGTGAAATTACCGTTGAAGGCACAACAGGCTTAACAGGATCTGGCACCTTTAATGTTAATACATCAAATAACATAACGATTACACTTGAACACGCAGATACATCTTCTGTTGCTAATTCGGCAAATTTAGACGGCGTAGTAATTCAAGGATTAACATTTGACACTTATGGCCATGCACAAACGGTAAGTACAACCGATTTAGATAATAGATATTATACTGAAACAGAATTAGATGGTGGCCAATTAGATAATAGATATTATACTGAAACAGAATTAGATGGTGGTCAGCTTGATACTAGATACTACACTGAAGGTGAGCTTAACGCGGGGCAGCTCGATAACAGATATTATACAGAAACAGAATTAGATAATGGCCAACTTGATAACAGATATTATACAGAAACAGAATTAGATGCAGGTCAACTAGACAATAGATATTATACAGAAGCAGAACTCGATGGGGGCCAACTAGATACTCGCTACGTTAATATAAGTGGCGATACTATGACGGGTGATCTTACAGTTCAAGGTAATATCATTCAAAACGAATCTAGACTTGTTTCCACAACTCAAACATTAACAACTACTTCAGAAACAGCAATTTATGCATTTGCTTACGGAGATTTTGCTGGTGCAGAAGTTGTTGTTCAAATGACTCAAGGAAGCAATAGACATATTACAAAGCTTTTAATTACACACGACGGGTCAACTCCTATTGCTACAGAATTTGGAGTAGTTTACACTTCTAATGAATTAGCAACGTTTGAATTAGATATTAGTGGACCTGTAATTAGATTAAAAGCAACACCTGCTAGCTCGAGTTCAACTACTTTTAAAATAGTAGCGACTTTAATCGACGCGTAGTTTATAAATATACAAAATACGACAAATGCCTAACTGGGGAGAGTGAACCGAATGGCGAATGATAAGAAATTTATAGTCAAGAACGGCCTCTTGACTGGAGAAAACGTTGTAATTGGCTCAACAACAGACGCTGGTACTGGCCGACTTCAAGTTACTGGAAATGCAGCAATTACTGGTGCAGCCGATATTTCGCAATCTACTGCAGGTACTCCTACCCTTAAAGTTACAAACGACGGTACTGGCAGCGCTATTGTATCTCGTTTCGAAGGCGATTCTCAAAGCTTAGACATTATTAATTTTACACCCGGCGATTACGAAATTACTAATCCTGGCCAGGATAATGGTATTCGTTTTTATGACAATACCGCCGGCGTCGAAATTATGTACAATGGCTCGGTAGATTTACAGTTTAATTCGGCGGGTATTGACTTTAAAAGAGAACCAAGTTATAATGGTAATGTATTCTGGAATGCTGGTAATGATGGCGCAGGCTCAGGTCTTGATGCTGACTTAATCGACGGATTAGACTCACTTCAATTCGTTCGTTCTGACCAAGATGATACCATGTCTGGTAACTATATCATCACTGGTAATCTTACAGTTCAAGGTACAACAACCACTGTCGAATCAGAAACTGTTTTAATTGCTGACAACCTTCTCACTCTCAACAGCAATTTTACATCAGGTACACCAACAGAAAATGCTGGTTGGGAAGTTCTTCGTGGTGATTTAGCAACATCATCTCTACAATGGGATGAAACAAACGATTGGTTTAAACTAATCTCAGCGGGTACAGATCTAGGTCGTATCATTACAACTGCAGACGAAGGTTCAGGTAATTTATTTGATGCGGACACTGTAGATGGCCTAGAAGCCTCACAGTTCCTTCGCAGTGACACAGACGACACTACAACAGGTAACCTCACGGTAGAAGGAGACCTTACTGTAGGTGACGGAAATGGCACAGCTACTATCAAATTAGATGCCGCTGGTGGAATTGAATCGATTGCTGCATTAAATGGTGAAATTGGTTTCTTAGATAGCACATTTAATTTTGGCATTAAAGTTAAAACAGATAATGATATTGAAGTAAGAAATGATATTCTTGCAGAAAGATTTATCGATAAAGATGCAACTGGTTATTTTGCTCATCCAGGCGATGCTTCTGTATTTAATACATTAGGAATTGATTCAGATTTATTCCATAATGGCGATACAGATACTAAAATACAATTTGATACGAATCTTATTAGATTTAACGCAGACACTGGCACTCGTCTTACAATAACACCTGCTTCATCAGCGTTTACACATCTCGTAACAGCACCTGATTTAGATGTATTTAGTGGCGCCAGCACCGGTGAAATAAATGTTGGTAAAAATGCCAATGAAAGATTTAATTTTCATGTTACAGGTAACCAAGGCTATATTCGTTACTACCAAGATGAAACTGGTAGCGCTACAAATCATTCAGTAAACTTTGAGATTATTTCTTCGGGTACATATCCGCATAAGTTTAACTTCAATAAAAATATTAATCTTGGTACTAACAGTATTGAAGGCGCAGGTGGTATTTTTACAGGTGATATATATGCTGCAAAATACTGGGATTCAAATGACGTAACTCACTATGCTGACTTTGGAAATACTGGTACATCACTTTATTTTGCTGGTCAATCTCAAGGTGGTAATGGAACAGCCGCTCTTCCAACTTACTCGTTTAAGAGCGATCCAAATACTGGTATGTTCCGTGGAACTACCGACAGATTAGATTTTTCAGCTGGTGGTAATGTTGAATTACAAGTTACAACAACATATGCTTCTGCGCCTGGTTCATTTAGAGCTCCAATTTTCTACGATTTAGATAACGCTTCTTACTATGGTGATTTTGCTGGAACTTCTGTAATGAATACTATTGATATTGAAGGATCAATACGTCATAATGGAGATACTGATACTTATATTAACTTCCCAGCAGCAGATCAATTCCAAATTGTAACAGGCGGCTCTACAAGATTACAAGCAACCAACACCTACGTTCTTGCAAATAACGAGATGAGATCTCCAAAATTTGTAGATCAAAACAACACTAATTATTATGGTGATTTTGCTTCTACTTCTGTAATGAGCCGTATTGATATTGATGATTACATCAGACATCGTGGCGACGAAAATACTTATTTTGGTTTTGAAGCAAATGACACATTCAGAGTATTTACAAACGGAGTTCGTAGATTAAATCTCGATAATGATTCTGCAGATTTTGCGCAAAATGTTTTTGCACCACGTTTTTATACAAATGATTATTTAGTTCATAACGGTGACACAGATACTTATATTGGCTTTGACAACGCAGACACATTTAGTGTTTACACTGGTGGCACTGAAAGACTTTTAATTAACAATACAAACGCAGAATTCTATGTTGCAATCGGTATTGATGACTTTATCACTCATAACGGCGATTTAGACACTAAGTTTGGTTTTGACGCGGTTGACAACTTTGGGATTTGGACTGCTAACGTTAAAAGATTAGAAGTAGATTCAGGTGGTCAAGTTGGTATTGGCGGAGCTCCTGGCGTATTCTTTGATATAAACAAACCAACAGCAGTAGGTAATAACCCATTCAGCACTGGTAACATTATTATGAGACTTGGTGATGATGGAACTCCAGATTTATCAATTCGTACAGACGCATCCGGTAACATTTATCTTGTAAACGATAATGGCGGAGACTATATCTGGTATGATAGTGGTGCATCTGGCAAATTCGCAATTCTAAATTCAGGTGATGTAATTGCAAATGGAGACTCTGTAACAAGAGCAACTTCTGATGGGTCGCCAAATTACCTTGCGAGTTTGGCAGCTAATAAATTCCACGTTAATGGTGGTGTAGCATTAAACGGAAAATCAGATGCATTAAGCATTTATGCTAATGATACTGGTAATACAACTATTAATGAAGCAACATTCCTTGCAGTAAATGAACTAGGATTCTCTGCAGGTGGTGGTTTCTACATGGACGACGTTAATACCGTTAAAGTTCGTGGAAACAAAAACATCTATACAACCGGCGATATGTACGCAGCTCGCTTCTATGATTCAGGTAATGATTCATATTATGTTGATCCTGCTGGCACGTCAACTATGAATCGTATTGATATCGATGATTATATTCGACATAACGCAGATAACAATACATACTTTGGTTTCAGTGCAAACGATACATACGTTGTAAATACAAATGGAACAAACAAGCTCAGCATCGATACAGATTCTGCTGACTTTAGTGTAAATGTATATGCACCTCGCTATTATGACAGCGACAGCACGAGCTATTACTTAGATCCAGGCGCAGACTCGCAGTTGAACACAGTTGATATCGATGACTATATCCGTCATAGAGGTAATACGAATACGTACCTTGGATTCCCAGGCAATAACATTATAAAAGCATTTGTTGCTGGTAATGAGGTAATGAACCTCGATGGCAACTCGGCAGACTTTGCTCAAAACGTTTATGCGCCTGCTTACTACGATAGTAACGATACTTTCTACTATACGAACCCAGCAGTATTCTCAAGAATGAACGGAATTACTTTTGGTAATCCGGGCAACGGTACAAATACTAAAGGTCGTTGGTTATCTATCGAAGGTAATACAGGTACAGACGGTGAAGGGTCTGCTCGTATCTTCTTTGCAGAACATAACTCGACTACTGCTTCAATGGATCGCTATGGCATGTCTCTTGCATACATGGGTGGTTCTGCTAGTGTAACATCTGCCAGCGGACAGCCCGTAACTCTAAACGGCCTATCAAACGGCACATGGGGATTGATTGGACACGACAACAGTGTCAACGGCAACTGGGCAATGCGTGGTCCTAGAAGTGGCGGCCACGTAGAAGCTCGTGGTGACTTTAGAGCGCCAAGATTCTACGACTCAAATAATACTAGTTATTACGGTGATTTTGCATCTACTTCTATTATGAATGTCGTAAGAGCAAATCAATTCCAAGTTGACGGCTCTACATATATTATTGACTCGCCAAGTGGTGACTATGGCTCAATTAGAGTTCAAGGCCAAAAAGGTGGCTGGGGTGGATATGCAATCTATGATGATTGGGTATTCATGGCTAATGGCTCTAGCAATATGGGTCTCTATAATGATACACGTAATGAATGGTCGCTATACGCTCAAGATAATAACTTTACTCGCTTGTATGCAAACGGTGTGCATCAGATTGGTGCTGAAAATGGTTATGGTTATGCACCAAATAGTATGCGTTCACCTATATTCTATGATTACAACGATACAACCTACTTTGGTAATTTTGCAGATCGTTCTAAGCTTAAAACTCTTGAGCTTGGTAATCAGGGTAACTTAACTGGATCGACAACGTATCCTCTCGGCATTTGGCATAATAGCAGATACTTAATCGGTATGCGTTATAGCGGGGCCGATGCTAACTATCCTTGGCTTGCTCACGATAATAAAGACGGTATTTCAGCATTTATCTTACACTTTAATGGTATTGGCGATAAGTTTTGGGTTAAAGAAGACGGTAACGCTAACCTTGAAGGTGAGATGACTGCCGAGAGCTTTAACATTGGTACTGGTAACGAACCATTCCCACTATTAAAATCTTATGGTGCTGGTACATCAGAACAGAAACTATTCGATGGTAACTTATATTGGGAAAAACGAGCAATCAAATCTCTGCAAGGTGCTGAAGACAACGCAACTAGTAATACATCAGAATATGTTAAATCAACGAACGCGCCAGGATCGAGTTCATATGTTTTAAGAACATCTGGCTATCGTACTTTCTATTCTGATTATATCGAAGTAGAGCCAGGTGAAGAAATTTACGGTGAAATGTGGGTACGTTATGTATCTGGTTCAGGCGGCTTGTTCTACTATGGTGTTGAAAGATTTGACAAAGATAAAAGACCAATCGCTGGTAACACAGGTACGACATATTTTGTGGCAGGCGGTTCTAATTTAACGAGTACTTCTTGGACTAAATATTCGGGCTTTACAACTATTCCAACAACCCACACTGTTTATTCCGGCTCAGACGGAGCAGCCTGTAGATATGTAAGAATTCGTATCTTAATGAACTACAACAGTGGTGGTGCATTAAGAGAATTTACAGCTCCAATCTTGACAAGATCAAATGTTCAGCAGCGTATTCGTACAGATCAGGCTATATACTCGCCGATCTATTATGATTCAAATGATGTCAACTACTATCTAGATCCAGCATCAACATCTAAACTGAGTACAGTTGATGCAAGCAACTTCAGAGATCGCGATAATACTGCTCGCTTTATGAATCCAAACTCTGGCGGTAATGTTCAAGGTTCTTGGAATTGGAATAATGGTTCTATTATAAACCTAAACAACTTGACGTTTAACGATCCTGGCGTTAACGAAGGTATTAAGTGGGAAGGTGGTAATCTATGGCAGATTTATGAATCGCCAGATAACCAAACAAACGCAGGCGGTAATCTACAATTTACTTCAGGGTCTGGTAACGGTACTCGCCGTATGTGGCTGAACACAAGTGGCGATCTTTATGCTGAACGTTACATGCGAGCTCAGCGTTTCTATGACACAAATGATGCAAACTACTACGCAGACCCAGCGAGTACATCTGTATTCAATAAATTACATGTCGGTGCGGGTACAAACACTAGCTTTAGTGACGGCGGTGACCCAGATATTTCAACAAGAACTATTTTTGCAACCTCTAAAGTTGTTACTCCAAGAATTGTATTCTTAAATGACGGCAGCGGAGACGATAACTATATTCAGCACTCAGACACCAACAGCGCTTATACGGTGACTGGTCGTCAAATGGGCGCTTGGTTTACGTTCCACGGCGATAAAATTGATCCTGATAGTACAAACTCTGCGGGTATTGTTGCGTCAGGTCTTCGCACAAGATATGTTGAAGCAAGAAATGAAATCAGAACACCAATTGTGTATGATAATGATGACACGAATTATTATACAAATCCGGCAGGCACATCTCAAATGTCTGTTATATCGAGTCTTAGTCGTATTGAGTTTAACTCAGGTTGGGATATTTACGATGACGACGCTGACACGTTAAGTATTCGTTCAAATAACTCTGATCACGGCGAGGTTATCTTCCGTGATTCTAACTCTACAAACTGTGGACGTATTTACTTCGATGACGATAATCACTGGGGCTTAAAATCTCCAGATAATGAATGGCAATTGTACATGGAGCGTAATGCTCGCGTATACATTTATTATAATGGCACATGGGAAGAAAGAACAGCATCAGGATATATGGAGGCTCGTGGTTCTTACCGTGCACCAATCTTCTATGATTCAAACAATACAACATATCGTATTGATGGTAATGGTACATCACGTCTATTAACTTTACAGGTTGATAACGTAATTCAGGGTAGTGTAAATGGTTACTCTGAACGGATGCTACGTAGAGATAATCGTATTATTGAACCAAACGAAGATCCATCTGGTTATTTGCGTTTTGGTTTCACATCATGGGCTAATAATAACACATCACCTTGGGCCGATTACTTACACTTAAGATCATACACTGATTCTTCAGGTGGATCAGATAACTTGCTTATGTTCAAGAAATCTGGTCATGGAATGCGTCTATGGCAGCAGTCTTGGAACTCAGGAACTGCGTATTCTAACTATCGCAACGTTGCGTTATATGATGTTAACCCAGATGGTGGCGGTAACGATTTGTATGCTGCTATTTACTATGATGAAGATAACACAGCTCGTTATATGAATCCAGGTGGTACATCACAAATTAACCAGCTACGTATTAATGGTGGTAACGAACTCAGATTATATACTTCAAATGGTAACCTTCGTGGATATATTCAAGCTACAGACACTAACGATGCTCACTTAAAGATTGCTACATCTGGTGGCGAAGACATCGCATTCTATGATGGTGGTCTAAGCGGTGATAGAAACTTCTTGATTCGTGGTGATGGTAATACATTCACAACAGGTACTCATTACGCTCAAAGATTTACAGATAGCAACGACGGTAACTATTATGGTGACTTTGCTTCAACATCTGTAATGAATACGATTGATAACCGTGGTGAAATTTATAACGATGGTTGGTTCCGTAACGATACTGGTGGTAGAGGTCTATACAATACCGCATACGCGATGCATTGGTATGCAACTTCTACTGAGCGTTGGAGAGCGTACTCTACTGCAAACGTAGTCAGTATTGATATGCACACATCTGGTAACAACAGACGTGGTAGATTCTATGCTAATAACAGCAACCAGATTGGTATTCTATCTCAAGATGACGGTTGGGCGCTTAGATGTACTAATAGTGAAGTACGTTCGTATCATAACTTCTACGCTCCAATTATGTACGATACAAATGATACTAACTACTATATAGATCCTAACAGTACATCAAGACTCAACCTTGTACGCGCAAACTACTTTACAAACGACGGCTCAGTTTCTTCAAATGACAGCTTTGGTATTTACTGGTCAAGTGATAGATCTACAGCATATGCTATCTATCGTGAAGGAGGTGGTTGGTCTAATCCGTATCCAGATCTAAGGATTGCATTCCACACTGGTCTTAAGTTTGGTGCAAACGCTTCTTACAATGGTATGCGTTTCTATACTGACTATAATATGTCTGGTCAGGTTATGTCGATTAACAACGCTTCTGATGCACTTGGTGGCAGTAACGTTTATGTTAACAATAACCTACAAGCTGGTTCATCGTTAAGAGCGCCGATCTTCTATGACTCAAATGATACTGGTTATTACATGAATCCGGCTTCCACAAACAGCTCTCGTTTCTTAGGTGTGAACAACCGTACAATGGCTTACATGGCATTGCCAGGTCATACAAGAAACTCAGGTGAGTATTACAGAGCACGCCCAAGACAGACTGGTGATACAAACTATTGGACTGGTGCTATGGGCTGGGGCACCCAGGATATGAACGTCGTAGGTACATGGGGTTCAGGATTTATTGATTCTTGGGGAAACCCAAACAACCAGCCTTCAGGTACATCTCACTGGGTTGGTTGTCAGGCATACCACTATCGTAACTCTAATACTTCTGGTTATGGTTGGCAGATGGTTGGTGGTCCAATTGAGAACTTGAGATTCCGTTCTTCTTGGTCTGGTTGGAGATCATGGCGTACAATACCAGTGCTTGGTGTTAATAATAATAACAACGCTGCAATGTATGCTAATATCTATTATGATACAGATAATACTGGTTACTACTGTGATCCATCTAGTGCTTCTAACTTTGCTACTTCTGTAAGAGCTAACGAGTTCTACGCCCGTAACTGGTTCCGTAATGATAATGAAGATGAGGGTTTATATAACCAAGCAACTGGTTGTCACTTCTATTCAGAGCAAGCCCAGTATTGGGCTGTGACCGGCAATAACAACAGTTCAAGTATCAGTATAAGAATGAGGTCAAATTACGATGGTACTATTCGTATGTGGTTGTATGGTTCTGGAGCATGGGGTGGTTTCCTTAATAGAGCCGGCTCTTGGAAATTACGATATCGCCAGGAAGACGGATATTCACCAACTTGGAGATTTGAAGAGGGCGGTGACGAAACCTGGACTGGTAACGTTGGTAACGATGTTGGTAAGCTTGAATATCACTCAAACCGTTTCTATATGGAAGTCGGCGGCAACTCTAACCGTATTTGCCAATTCCGCGTAAATGGGTCGAACAAATCTTATGTTGCAAATGATGGTGTTTATCATGGTACTGCAACATCAGCTCGCTGGGCTGACTTGGCGGAACGTTATACTGCTGATGAAATCTATGAGCCAGGTACTTTAATGGGTATCGATTTAGATGGTGATTCTGAGATTACAGTTTGGCGTGAAGGTTTGCCAGTAGCTGGTATCATCTCGACTAATCCTGGTGTCAAAATGAATGACATGGGCATCGAGAATATGAAATCTAAAAAATCAAAATTGAATCCATTTATTGCTTTAAAAGGTCGTATTCCAGCATTTGTATCTGGTGAAGATGGCGCAGTCAAAAAAGGTATGTGGCTAATTCCGGATCCAGAAGCCGTTGGTAAATGTAAAGGTGTACCATACGGAACTTCTGGTATTGGAAGCCATGAAATTCTTGGTATTGCTCTATGTGATTCTAAAGACGGAGAAGTAGAAGTTAAAGTTTAAAATAACTCTAATAGTTCGCCGCATGTTCCTTCAATAACAGGAATATTCCAGTGATCTATAATTTCTTTATAACGTTTATCCCAAAGGGGTTGTAGTTCAGAACTGGCTGCAGCCCCTTTTCTTACACTATCTTCTACTAATTCATATTCTGGATTATGGCGTACAAAGTACACTTCATCAAAATCAGCTGCTTGCATTACTGCTAATTCTTTATATTGAGGATCTAGCATTCTGTCAATTAATCCAAGCTTAAATGCGCATTCATTAAATACAACATAATCTAGAGGAAGTCTTTTAGTAATAAAAACATCACAACTATATTGATGTTCTAGCATTTGACTCCAATGCCTATGATACAACCAGCTACAAGAATAATAATTACCGCCTATTTCTTTTTCTAAAATTTCACCGGTCATAAACATAGTAGAGCGAACTGTTTCTGGCATATACGTGACATTCACACCACGCTCTTTAAATTTTTCGCGTTCTAAAAGTTTAATACAAATAGTGTTTTTACCGACACCATGCGCGCCTACCACTGCGATTGTTTTGTTTGATTTAGCCAAGGTCTTCCTCCTTATCATAAATTGAATATTGTGAAATATCTGTTGTAATTAAAGTTTTTCTATCAAATTCTACGCCAAAATAAGTAAGCCTAGAAATTTGTCCTGGTGGATTTTTAGATCCCCACCACTTATGAACAAGTTCTGGATTGTCATGTAAGAAATATATTTTTGCTAATTGAGCATCTGGATAATATATTCCAATTCCAGATTTAAGGGGATCTAATCTTGCGCCAACGGGTAACGATGGCAAAGGATGTTTAGATAAATCCTGATCATATATTTTTAAAATTTCAGATCCGTCTGCACACAATTCAAGCGCATAATAATCACAAAAGACATGATTATCTACACCAAAAAAAGCGCATATAGTTGCAGGCGGCGCTCCATTATATGTAATATTAATACTAGTATCTGAAATACCAACTAATTCAATATTTTCTAATGACAAATAAGGTCTATCTTTTTTCAAAGATTTTAAATCTTTAAAATCATCTGGTCTATGAAAATGCGTATCTTCGCCTTTACTTGACCATTTACTTTCAATCATAACTGCATCTCTTCATCATAATAATTTCTTACTTCAGATACCATAGCGCCGTCTTCTATATAACGCACTGCTGAAAGTATTTCGTCATATACTTCTTCTGCTTGGCTGTATGGTAAAAAATATGGATCGCCTGGAAGCAAATCTGGGTCATTTAAAACTTCTTCAAAGTCCTCTTCAAAGTCTTCTGATATCCAATACGCATAACATATAGCAACAAAATAGGATTTACCAGGATATATCCATTCATCTACTTCTTCATCCCAATGACGCAAAGCGTCTTCCACAATTGTTTCTGGGCGCCAAACAATATCTACTTTATTTAAATCATCGGTTAAAGATTCGTTTAATCTTCTATAGACTTCTTGTCTTACTTTCCATTCTTTCAAGTTCTGCCACCTTCCTATGTACTTCAAATTCAGTTGTTAAATAATCTACTTCTATATCCACAAAATCTAATTCTCTTTTAAATCCTATTCCTTGAGCTACAGAATACCAATTAAATGGATGCCAAGGATAAATTTGCTTACGCTCTAAGACATCATCTTGTGTATACTGTTGATATATATCTTTCCAGAACTGTCCTTGTTTTTCAGGTATAGAATAATGAAATAAAACAAATCTTTTTATTTCTTCTACAATTTGCTGCAGTCTTGTTTCTAATTCATCGATACTATTATTTTCAATAGCTTTATCAAATTCTTTAGCCATAATAACAGTAAGTTCAATATTTGTAGCCTCTAAAGGTTCGATAAAATGAGCAGACAATCCAATTGAGCATAAGTTTTTTGTAGCTATAGTTTCTAAAACTCCTGGTTCAAAATGAACGTCGCCATTAATTACAACATCACCTCTTTTTGCTTTAATTTCTGCAAGAGCTTCTTCTCGTGTGCAATGTTTAGATGAATATACATATCCATGATTCATTTTATCTTGTAATGGAATAGACCATTCCCATCCACAATTCATAGCATGCGCGTTTGTATAGTAAGTTTTTGGCTTTGCTTCAGTACTAAATGTAATTGCAGAATCTAATGGAGTTACATCTTTCCAAGATTGCCATTTAATTCCTAAATGATTACTTAAAATTCTTTTACCGCCAGTACAATCAATATAATAATCTGCGACATGGCCGTTTACACTTGTAATACCAAAATCGTTTGATTGCACGTCATTAACATGGTCGTAAATGTGTACAATTTTATTTTCAAGGAATTTTTTAAAAAATTCTGGAACTTTACTAGCTTCCCAATGTAAAGCTGTGTCCCACCAAAACTCTTCATCTGTTCCAAAAACTGGATCTATTCCTTTTTGGGCCATATGAGTATATGGACTTAGTGATATAACATCTTTGCCAGATCTATGGCAGTCTGCTAAAAAGTCATTACATTCTGCGACACCAAAGATTTTTTCTAAAAAATTTTCTCCGAATGCATGAAAGTAATCTTTAGAGCTCCAATTAGAAAAGTTTACACCATATTTAGGTGTAGCATTTGTATGCTTAACAAAATCATTAATATCAACACCACCTTGCCGCAAAGCATCCATTACCGTTTCTGTAGTTGACTCTCCTACACCAATAATAGGTACACTCGGTGATTCAATCATCATAACATCGTATTTTTGATAAAGAACTAATGCGGTCATCCAACCCGCAGTACCACCACCAACAATCAATATTTTTTTTCTTGCCATTCTAAAAGTCCTCTATAGCCGTTACAGCCATTATCTAAATCTTTAACATATCTATAATGTTCAGTCAAACATTTACCGTACCACTTACATTCTCTACATATATCAGAGACATTTTTTATCGGTTCTTCATCTGCCCATTTAAGATAATCTTTAAAAGTATCTAATTCTAAAAAGTATTCATTATCATTTTTATCAAATTCGAGCACAGCAAACTTGCCGTTTGGATTTATATATACATGGTCATTACTAAATGCGTCATAATTTCCAGATAAAGATTCATGAATACGATGCCTATTTTCAAACTCAAACGGTAGATCGCGGTTTAACCAATCAGCAACAAACAATTCGAAGTCTTTATGAGTTACGTTATGCGCGTTTGCTTGGTTTGTAGAATACGGTTTAATTTCTACCGAACGTATATTTGAAAGCATTGAAAGTTGTTGAATCATTTGCCCAACGTCCATATTTATGACTTTAGGGCTAGCAAGAATAAGCACAGAAATAGGAACCGGACTTACAAGCATATTCGCAAATACTAGATCAGATCTTTCACGAGCTTCAAAATCAAATGATACAGATAGTGAAATATCATTGTCATGCATATAGCTTTTTGGAGAAGCATAATTAGTTACAATGTTTATTTCGCCTTGGTAATGTTTACGAATAATTCTTTTTAAATCATAAAAATACTCATCATTTAAAGTACTAATCTCACCGCCATATAAATCAATATATCTGATAGGCTGATAATTAGAAACTTCAAGCAGTCTTTGATCTAACAATTCTAAATCAATTTTATTTTTATCTGCCAATTGTTCTGAAGTGAGATAACAAAAATCACATCTAAAATTACATAGATATGTTGGATTCAAAGATATAATCATAATAATTTGGTGCCTTTATAATGACCCAATTTTAATTTGTTTTGAGACCAAAGAGAACTAAAGCCAAGCGTTGCGATAATTGTATATCGAGTTTTATCTGCTTTTAACTGAGTTACTCTATGAACAAAAGATGGATCATTGTTATTTAATATTACCACACTATTTCGATTAGGTACATACTTTTGTGTAACTTTTACGTTTTTTGTTAAAATATTATCTAAAGAAGATTGAGGATCCCAATGAGGCATAGGGTCTCCGTTTCGATATAAATTATCAGGTCTACCAACTAAAAAATGACCGCCATCTTTTTCCTCAAAATCATCCATGTTTGGATAACAAAGAATTTGTAATAAAGTTCCATCGAAGCCATCAAAGTGCCAAGGCATCTCCCCGGTTTGGTCTACCTTATTAATGTTTACATGTATTTCATCAAAATCTCCGTAAACATGCCTCCAATAATCAAAATATTCTGATTTAACAACTTCTTGGAAAAATTCTAAATAAGGCTGCTTTCCTTTAACATAAACATCTAAATCTCTTTCATGATATTCTCTATCCCAAATTGGATTTTGAATTGCGCCATCACCGACAAAGGTTTCAGCCATTAGCAATCCATAAAGCATAGCATTAAATGACGAATCAACCTCTACGATATCGGCGCCTTTTAAATATAGATCGTTAAAATTTGGACTTCTATTTAGCATAATTAATCGACAACACTAATCTTGCTTCTTTACCCAAAACGGGCGAAGAACTATGCCAATGCATTCCATCAAAAATAAACATTCTATTCTTTTTTGGTGTACATCGGAATTTAACAGTAAAATCTTCGGGTTGATAACTATCATATTTTGGGTCATTTCCATATTCTTCGAATACGTTTGTAACAGCATCACTATCTGTTAAATAATAAAGTTGAGTAATATGTTCTATTGATTGCTGATCAATATGAGGTTTATGTAGTTTAGACGGACCTACATTCACTATAAATCCGCATCTGATTCTCACTAATTTTTCTTTATTTAAAATAAGAGGTTTTAATAATCTATAAGCATGCTTATCCTTAATGTCCGCTATAGTATTGCTAATATTGCATGTAAAACCCCATGAAGTCGGTTTGTATTCAGGCTGATTAGTACTGTTAACATTATCATTAATTCCAGGCATAAAACGCCATATTGGTATTTCTGAAGTAAAATAATGATGAATTTTCTTATAATCAATATTCGAAAGGGCATTATCCGTTATTTGCATCGATAATCCTTGGAGCTAATTGTTTCATTAATGTGCAGTGTTCTTCAACCATATTATGTCGTTTAGTATCTTTGACTGTTTTCTTGCATCCATTACAAATTTGGAACATTGGACATGTATAGCATCCGTCATGCATTGTTTGTATTTCGAGATCTTCTTGCAATGGTCTAAAAAATTCGCCATTCATTTCTCGATTAAAATCAATAGAATATTCTCTATCGTCTCCCATAGCACCGCATGAGTAATAGTCGCCGCTAGGTTGCAGTGCTCTGATTGTATCATCACAATTTCTATTTTGTGGACACATTAAAGCTTCATTGCGTAGACGTTTAATCATTTGCTTAGTATTAAATTCCCAGTCGGTTAAACCAGCTTCATAAACATCTAAATATAATTTATACATTTTAGATAATTGATATGGGCGAGATTGAATACCTGATGCCATAGCATAATTTAATTTGCATTCAACACCCATCTTTTTTGCAAGCCTTACATTATCTAAAGCTGTATCTTCGTTTGCTTCGTCAATTACTGAAATAAAATCGGGTCTATAACCGACGAGTTCTAACATTTTATCTGATACGGCCCAGAAATCTTCTTCAGTAAATACTGAATAATCACCTTTAAGTCTAGAATCACCATAATGAAAGCTTGTTGTAATTCCCATTCGTGGATGTGTAAAAATATCTATCCACTTTTCAGGATTCTTATAAAAAGGCCATAGGTTTGTAGTAAAAGAAACGGTTGTTTGATAATTGAAAATTTCAATATGATCTAACAATTTTCGATAATACTTAGGATCCATCATTAATGGATCGCCGCCATTTACAATAATTGTATTGGTGTTTGGAAATCTTTTTAGAAATTTGAAAATATAGCTTAAACCCAACTGATCTTTTATGTCATCAGCAATCGATGTACTTGAACAAAAAGTACATTTAAAATTGCAACGTTCAGTTGGTTTAATAATTAATTCCATAAAGAAAAGCCTGCGTTAATTGTATATCTATTTACATTATCATTTGTTAGTTTTGCAACAGAATGCACAAACCTTGGATTCATATTATTTAACAATATAATCTTACCATTAGCAGGATAAGCCGTGTGTTTAAGCTCAATATTTTCTTGCTGCCAATCTCTTTCGCCAAGAGATAAGTATGATTGCCATTCTTTTTTCCAGTTTTGTTCTTCAGTAAAGTAAATTAAGAATCCAATATCGTGATCTTCAACTCCATCCCAATGCCATCCTAGATCGTCTGAGCCATTCCATACATCGACGAATTTAAGTTTATAATTATATCCGCACACGTTTTGAAACCATTCATGATAATAACCTTCATTAAATAACTCTTCAATTACCATTCTATATGTTTCAGGAATAAGCTCTAAAGATTTTTGATTAATTTCTTGCTCATCTCTACGCTCATATTTTTGTCGATATAGTTGAGCTTCACCACCTTGATTAATACTCCAATCTGGAATTGCTTTATAAACCGGATGATCAATCCAATTCTCACTGAGTAGTTGTCCCCAGATCATAGCTTTTAAATGTGAAGGCATTTCCCATTCATCATATCCGTCCTTATAAAATTGATTTACATTCATATCGATGTTGCTCCTAAATATGAATCCCCAGTACTTATACTCGCAAGCTGTATCTCACTTACGCTTGCTTCTCTTATTATGCCTCTAAATGGCGCAGCTGTATGATAAACGTAAGATGGAAATATCACAGTCATTCCAGTTTCTGGCTGAATAATGTAAGGAGCAAACTCAGATCCAAACTCTTGTGGAAATCCTCTATTTGCGTTTACTCTTGGATCATGAAGAATTAATTCACCACCTTCACCAGAAATGTGATTATAATATATTGAAGTAAAATGAGAGTGACCATGATTATGCGGAGACATCCAATAGCCTGAGCCTGGAGTTGTTTTCCATTCTCGTATGTCGTATTTAAAATCGTTTAAATCAAGCTTATAATGATCTTTTAAAAAATCTTTATATCTTTCGAATGGATCTTGATATCCATTATTGAATACTTGTATTGGAGTGGACCACATCATAAACCTCACTTAACCAGCATGCTTCTTGTGTTCTAAAACTTTGCATATGGTTTGACAAAAAACATCCCATAGAACAGTATTGAAAATGTGGGCATTCAAGACAATTATATTGCTTGAACCATTCTTGTTCCATTTCGATTTTTGTTGCCGTTACATTTTTAAAATTATTCAACAGTATAGTACAGGCGCCAAATGAATTGTTTGGCATAATTGTTATTGTATCCATGCAGCTCATTTGCTTTTTTACTTTATTTGTATAATCAGCAAATGGTAAAGCTTTAGGATAATGCTCAAGCATATAAATCATAAAGTCGCGCAGTTGAATATCATTTGGAATAAACAACTTCATATTTTTCTCTGGTGTATAATAATCAAAATATATATCGAAGTTGTCGTAAAGATAATCAAAAAACTCTACGTCGCCATTCATGAACTTATTTATAGTTGGTCTAGTCATAATCACATTAGCAGACTTAATAAAGTCTTTGTAGTGCTTCACATTATCTTGAAATATTTTAAAATTCTTTTTATTAAATCTTGCTGCTGGATCAAAGCTTGTAAGTAACGTAGGATTAGATTGATAAAGAAAGTTATCTAATCTTTCTCTATTATCAAAGACCATATTACTTGTAAAACAAATTTCAAGACTAATATTTTGTTGATGCGCCCATGTATTTAATTCATGGCATAAGATTACATAATCATCAAATACTGTATCAGGCAAACCATCAGCAAATACTTCGCCTCCCATAAAGTGCACACTATAATGGTCCTTTGGAGTTTTTTGGATAATATTCTGTACAACCTGTATTTTTTCTAAAATTGTATCTATGCCTTCAAGACTATTATGATCTTGATTACAAAACGTACAGCTGAGATTGCAATATTCAAATAACGTAACAATGATCTCACCATCTTGAGATCTTTTATTTTGTTTCGTTATTATATCTACGTTTTGTGTGGGAATTATACTAGACAACATTATCAAATACCATATTACATACTAAACTATATCTCGTTTCTTTTCCGAGGTATGGAGTAACTTCATGCCAAATATAATAAGGAGCTACAACCATTAAACCAGTTTTAGGTTCTATTTCTATATATGCTTCTTTGGTAAATGATTTTTTATTTAAGAATCGTGGATCATATAATCTAAGCTTACCGCCTTCTTCAGAGTCATTTAGATAATATACACCAAAGGCATCAATCACATCATGAGTATGGCATGATTTAAAATCGCCAAACTTCATAGGATTGATAATATTCATAGAATCTATATTATAAGAAGATGATTCTTCGTACTGCTCACAAAGCGCATTAAATCCTTCAGTAAAGTAAGACTTAATTGTGAGCATATTATCTGTTTGCCACAAGTCAATATTATAATCAGCCACAGGCTCAGGAACCGTGGCTGATATTGCTTTAGTTGTATTTAAAACGTCTTGATTGAAATTATCGCTATTTACAAATTGTTTAATCCATATCGAAGACTCATAGCAATTTTGAATCATAAACTAAATAAGCCTAACTCACTATCATCGTTGTTTTTAAGTTTATAAATGTAACTTAAAAATAAAGAATTTACCTTAATTCTATCTTCAGATTCAAATACTGATGGACCTAAATGATTTCTATCATTATCTAATATTGTAGTAATATCAGCAGTTGTAAAGTTTTGTAATGCGGTATTATTATATACGAAATTCATCATATCATCTGTAAGAGCTTCTTCGATTGGAGTATTATTTGCGGTAACCGCTTGCAAAATATTTGTACGTATTGTACTAAATTGAATATTTGGGTGACGAGCAAGATAATCAGGAGATGAGAATTTATCGTCATCATCAAATAACCATCGGGTTTTATCATTAGTATCTCGAAGATCCATTAAATCTGTATTAGCATCAACTGACGACAATCCTAATACTGTTTGAGACCATCCTCTAAATAGATTACTAAATAACGATGACTTAAGAAACTGTACTTCTTCATTAATACGCTGTGACATAAGCTTATACATTTTTTCGCCAAGAGAAACATCGTATGTTTGATCGCCGTTTAATCTATTTGCAATCATCCATTCAATTCCAATTTTTTGCTTGGCATTAGTTCTAAATGTATTATAATCTGCGTCAGGTAAATCTAAAGTTGTTGCATCAAATACTTCTAAAAATTGAGTCTTTGTTCTAGGCACCCATGCATCTGCATTTGCTTGCTGTACTGCATCATATCCTTCAACTCCCCATATAAAAGAAGTTGTATTAAGTAGTTGACTATTTGTTCTAAATATGTTATAAGTTTTCCATACTACTTCCCTTGGCATATTTGGAAAGAATATTTTTAAGAATTTAGAAAAGAGTTGGTCGTAAGCAACAGTATCTACGTGTATATTAAGGCGTCCTTTATCTAATAATGCTTGAAAAAACGCTAGATCATTTGGGTAGGGAGTATCAATTTCTCGCAAAGGATCTTGTCCTTCAGGCATTGCAGGAGATGTAAAACCGGGAAATAGTTGCTCATATAACTGCACCCTGTGCATTTCATTACCCATGTTTGAATGCACCAGCTCAAGCGCATCCCAGTTTAGAATTGATAAATTAGGGCTGATAGTTAAATTATCAACGTTGTTGTCAAGTAAAAAATCGTACTTAACATAAACTCTATCAAAAAGCAGAAACATTTTCGTATCCTTTTTCTATAGCACGGGTGAAATCACCGTGTTTTATTTCTCCGGTTGATATTCCCCATGCCATAATTGCCATTGTGTTTTCCTCTGTTTGCCAATAATAAAATATATTAGCTCCTTTAAACATAGGCTCGTTAAATTGTTTTTCAAAATAATATACATCTAAGTCTTGATTTGTTAACAAAACCTGAGTATCTTCGTATTTAAATAATTGCACAAAATTCACGCCACAATAATCATAATCATCTATAGTTTCAAATTCTTCTTTTACCTTATCTTTAAAATCTTCAATCGAATATATGGCATACACTGAACAGCTTGCTAGCATAACAAGCCACTTATGAATTATTTCTTTATTTTTTTCGCAAAAAATCTCTATTTCTTTTTCGTCTAAAATATCTTGAACGTCATATCGACGCACAAAATCATATATGGCTGCGTTATGTAATATTTTAAGTACGCATACTTCAAGTTCATTGCTGTTAATTATGAGATTTGAATTCATATAATCTCTTACTAAAGACATTTTATCTTCTAAAGAAACATTATCAAAACCTGTAAGTTTGCATGGCACATCTAAATTGCTTAGATACGTAATAATCTTATCACCCTTTAAAAGACTTTTTTCATAGTCAATATTAAAAACGATACTATCATCACTAAAATACTCCTTAAGTAATTCAATAGGAATAGGAGCCACTGTATCTCTTGTATTCATTATCTTCTTCCTCTTGAGCCGTGACAGCTATAGTGACAGCTGTAATGGCAGACAGTTTGTTCTCTATATACTGCGTCATCTCGAATAGTTCTATAAGCGCCGCGAAGTCTAGCAAGATAGTGCTCCATACCAGTTTGTGCAGAATCTGAGCCGATAGTAATGAGATTTCCATTATTTGAAGGCCCTTGTGTTGGAATGGCAGGATCTGTAACATCTACTCTTTGACCAGTTTCTTGGTATGCTTTTTGTGTGTCATCAAATGTTCCCTGCTGGGTGCCTTGGGAATTAAATAATTGAACCGCGCGCATATTTCTTAGATGAGTCCACTGTGTTGTGCCAGTCACTAGCGCGTTTCGCGTGGCTGTTGCCTCAATAAGTGTTCCACTAATATTGCTGTCTGAAACGTAAGAGTCTTTTGCAGGTGGGCTAGCAATATCTCCTCCAAACCAATCGTCTGGAGCAGTACTGAAAGGCTTAGCGTCTAATCCCCACACAAGACCACCTCTTGCGTCGTCAGCGACATAATCTTCCCATCTGTCAATAACATTAGACTTTCTAACATTATTATTTAAAGATACCATTTTTAAGCTCCAATTCTAAGTATATGTACATTATTTATATCCTTCAGATGCTGCATTAAACTCTTAGGAGACGGGCATATTTCACCTTCCCACTCTAATTGATGACAATCTGATCCACATACATCAAATACCGGACAAGAAAAGCATGCAGGATTTCTATTTAATTCTTTAATTATAATATCACATCGGCCAGTAGATTTCATTACTTCTTTTGCGGGAGTATCGATATGCCCGTATGCTTTATGAGGAGCAGTATTAGGACATCCAGCTATACTACCATCTGCATTAATTGTCAATAGTTTTTGTTCGCAATCTCTACACCAAGTACCACGAGATGGATTATTATCTTCAAATTTAGCGTAAATGTTTTCCATAATTACATGAAAAATAGAATCTCTACTTTCGATTTGATTATGATATCTCATAAACCATTTATCTAATTCAATGTTAGATGGCCACATTTTTCCTTTAGCGTTACCATCCATAGTAATACGCTCAAAATCTAGTTCTTTAACACCAAGAGATTCCATATAAGAAACAATATCTCTTGGTTCCATATTAATTACATCTTTACTTAAACTCACAAAACATTTAATTGTATAGCCGCGTTCAACTAGCAGTTTTACGTTATCTTCCCATAGTTTTCTTTGCCTATCATTTGTAAAACGTATAGTAGGATCCCAAGACGTTCCAATTCTCTTATTTAAGACGTCGTCAAAAAACTCAAGTTTTTCATCTGTAAGTTTGTACACCAAATTTGTTGTCATACCATAATCGACACCTTCACCCTTTGTAAGTTCAACAAATTTGCGCATAGATTCGACGGAGGCAAGCATAGGCTCACCCCCGTGAAATTCGTAAAAAATTGTATCTCTGTCTAGCTGATTCACCCAATTGGCAGTACGAACTGGATCAAAATAAATTTTTGCTCCATTAATGCCAGAAGTAAAACAGTGAGAACAGTTTAAATTACAAGTCTCTGTCGTTTTAACGTAAACGCTCAAGTGACGCTGTGTCGCCAATCCCATGTGATGCCATTAATGCCTTTTCATAATTTAATGCTTTGTGCATTGTTCCCTTTGATATAATCAACTTATCACCCGGTTGCAATGCAATTTCTTTACCGTCTACTTCCATATTTTTAATTCCATCTTTACATTCGATAATAACATCTACATCGTCAGTATGTTCAGGAAATGTTGGACCATTTTTTGGATTATAGAAAGCATGAATTGTTCTATCATCGAACTCCCAATAGCGCTCCATTTGCTCTACTTTAATAGTGACTACACCTTGAGCTAAATGGCTAGACATCAAAGCGTTGTATTCTATAAAGTCGTTTGCTTTTATATAGTGCTGCAATTGTTGATGATCGATAATAGAGACGTCATGATTTTGATAACAAGCTTCGGATAACAAGTAAGCTTCAAATTGGTCAAATGTCATTCTAATCCTATCTTAATAATCTATATTTATAGTAACACATTCAGATGAAAATGTCAACTGTAAAAATCCTATAAATAGGTTTATATATGATGAGGTGAAATATGAAAATGGATGCTTTATGGCCGACTATGTTTGGCTCTGGTAATTTTGAAGTAGAAGGCTTAGTCGAATATATTTTTTCTAACTATGATTTAAGCTCAAGACCCGGCGTAGATGGAAACAGTATTTTTGCTGATAAACATTCCACAATGGAAAAGTTTAAAAAAGTAGTTTATAATAAATTTGATGAATATCTTATAAATACAATTGGTAAAAGAATTTCAGATTATGATAGTTATGAGATGAAAGCTTGGATTACCGGACATGGTAAGTACTATAGTATGTCAAATCATAATCATTCTGGTTCTCAATTGTCTGGAGTATTTTACATTATGGTAGAAGAAAAAGACGTAGGAGGCGAAATAGTATTTTCAGATCCTAGATCGAATTGTAATAGAGGATATGATGATTGGTTTTTTTCTTTGTTTCAAAACCATATTCATGCGCCAAAAACTGGTGACTATATGATATTTCCAAGCTTTGCATATCATTGCGTAAATCCTTATCTTTCTAGCCTTAGAATTTGTATACCGGTCGATTTATATTTGCATAGACAGTAAATATATAAATAGACTTACATGAACCTACAACTTAGTTAACTAAACGGAGAAAAAATAATGGCTCTTACATTATCATACGAAGTTACTAATCTTAGAGTAAAAGATGAAGTAAATTCAGAAGGCGTTACTTTGCCAAACGCAGTATGCCAAACTTATTGGAAAGTCACAGGAACGGACTCAGACGGAAACACAGGTGAATTTTCTGGAGCAACACCATTTTCAGCAGCTACCGTATCAGAAGGAGCATTCGTAGCTTTTGAAGATCTAGTTGAAGAAACTGTTATTGGGTGGATTCAAGCTGTAGTAGATGGTGATGCTAGTTATAAGGCTCACATCGAAGAGCAAATTCAGCGCATGATCCAGCAAGACCTTATTCAAGATCGCGCGATGCCTTGGGCACCTGATGACGTTACACCAACTCTTCCTGAAGATGCACCAGCAGCAGACGATCCAGCACCAGCTGGTGAATAATAAAGGAAACGCACCGTGACTTATACTTGGCAAATAATGAAGCTCGATTTGCAAGACGAGCTGAATCACGAGGGAACTCTCTTAGAAAACTCTATTGTGAGTATTAAGTGGAAACGCATTGTCGAAGACACGGATGGAACAATTGCTAGTTATGTAGGTAATACTAAGTTGTCGGCTGCTAACACAGCGGCCGCTGACTTTGTTGCTTTAATTGACGTAACTAATGCGATGGCTCTTGAGTGGGTGACAAACAGCGTAAGCTCAAAAGACCTCGAAAGAATTAATGAACAACTTGCAACTAAACTTGAAAGAAACAGAACTCGCACCGTGAAGCCGAGCTGGTAAGATATATAGTATTATATCACTGTTTTATATTATGGAGGTGACATGCACGATTTGCATATGGGTGGTCTTGCGACCTACGCTTTAAAAAGAGGCGGATCGCTACATCCTATTTTATTACCAAAATCTGTTTTAGGTAATGAAACAGGAATTATGAATCCATCTATCTTTATACATGATGGAAAGATTCTTATAAACGTTAGACACGTAAACTATATTCTCTATCATAGTGAAGGAAAAAAGTTCCCCCATCAGTGGGGACCGCTTGTCTATATTCATCCTGAAAACGACGTAACACTTAGAACTCACAATGTAATGTGTGAACTTGACGGGAACTTAAATCTCGTCAGTGCCGGACGTGTTAACATGAAATTAGATACTGATCCAACTTGGAATTTTATTGGATTAGAAGATGCTCGTTTATTCGAGTGGGATGGTAAATTGTACCTTTGTGGAGTTCGTAGAGATTGCTATGATGATAAAGGTAAAGGAAGAATGGAGCTTTGTCATATAGAGTTTAATGAAGAAGCTCAAGAATGGCAGGAACTTTCTCGACATCCAATTCCCGCACCAGGAAATGACGGAAGCTATTGTGAAAAGAATTGGATGCCTATTTTGGATATGCCATATCATTTTGTTAAATGGTGTAACCCAACTCAAGTTGTTCAATTTGACATTGAAGAAGGCACAACAACTGAAGTCTTTGTAGATGAAGGTGAACGTAAACCTTTCGCAAAAGACTTTAGAGGCGGTTCTCAAGTTCTACGAATTAATGATAATCAGCGCATGGCTTTTATTCATGAAACAAATCTTCTTAGAGATCCATTCGGTCGTAAAGATGGTGATTATGGCCACCGTGTCATAATTTGGGATAATGATTGGAATTTAATTCATGCTTCACGCAAGTTTCATTTTCTTGGTACATATTGGGATCATGTAACAAACACAGATTATAACATTGAATTTGTGACTGGCATGACGATACTTGGAGATGATATTTTGGTTTCTTTTGGTTTTCAAGACAACGCGAGTTTTATCTTAAGAATTCCCCAAAGTGTGTTTTTGCAATTTTTAACGGATACTGAATAATGAAATTTACAAATATGAATCTTTTAAATGATGTGGTGCTTGACTACCAGAATCCATATAAAATCTATAAGTTAGCACGAGAATACGATCGCTTAGAACAGGGTGCTGGCGCTTTTAGTTGGTATCTTAGAGCTGCTGACATGGCGAATGAGGACGAATACGGTGAGCGTTGGATTCAATATAAGTCTATGATTCTCGGCGCATTCATCTATGATCGTAATGAAAATCGTAATCATAGCACAGAAGGCTTACTTAAAATTGCCATTGAAACAATGCCTGAAAGACCAGAGGCTTACTATTTCTTATCTAAATTTAAACAAGAAAGAGATGATTGGCGAGAAAGCATGATGTATGCTGCTATTGGTATTTCTCATATCGAATCATCAGTATCAGATATTCCAGCGCTTGATCCCCCAGATAATGATTTAAAGTATCCGGGCGAGAATGCTTTGCGTTTATTATATGCAAAAGCTAAGTGGAAAACTGACGGTAGAGACTCTTCAAAGAATTTAGCATTTAATTTAAAATATAAAAATAACTTATCAGCAGAATTAGATGCAGAAGCTACCGAATTATTAGATAAATGGCACGGCTATCCTAGCACATTAACTTATCATCATGTTGACTGGGATATGTATAAATTTAAATTTAATGGAATAGAATCAGTAGACCGTAACTATTCAAGACATTTTCAAGATATGTTTGTATTGTCTTGTTTAGATGGAAAGAAAAATGGTACTTTCATTGAAATAGGATCTGGTCATCCTAAGCTTTACAATAATACAAAATTGCTTGAAGAAAAGTTTAATTGGAAAGGTATATCTCTAGATAATAGCGAACGTATGTGTCATATATTTTCTAGAGAAAGAAAGACACCGGTTATTTTAGCTGATGGCGCAAATCAAGATTACACAGCGTTGTTTAAACAAAATTGCTTTGAACAACAAATTGACTTTTTAAGAATTAATGCAGAACACGCATCTTTAGATTGTTTAAAGAACATTCCATTTGATAAACACGAATTTAATGTAATACAATTTCAGCACAATGCTATTTGGTGGGGTGAAGAGTTTAGAGACGAATCAAGAAAGATACTTAAGCAAATTGGATATATATTATTAGTACCAAATGTTGCTGTTGATCCCAAGTCTCCTTATGAAGATTGGTGGGTTCATCCAAATATTGCAAATAATAATCCACAAATGAAAACTGCAAATCAAGTAAACTTTGCTTGGGATTATATGATGGGAGAAGTTTAATGGGAATGAGAGTTGTTATTGTTACAGGAGGATTCGATCCTCTACATTCTGGACATATTGCTTATTTTAATGCAGCAAAAGAACTTGGTGATATTCTTTGTGTAGGTGTAAATAGTGATGCATGGTTAACTCGTAAAAAAGGTAAGCCATTTATGCCTTGGGAGGAACGTAAAGATATTGTCCATAATATTAAATCAGTAGGTTATGCCTTTGATTTTAATGACGATGATGATTCAGCCATTGATGCTATTCGGCATATTAAAGAGTATTTTCCCAATAATTCTGAAATCATTTTTGCAAATGGTGGTGATCGCACAAAAGAAAACATACCAGAAATGGTATTTGATGATGTAAACTTTGTGTTTGGCGTAGGAGGAGAGGATAAAAAGAATAGCTCTTCTTGGATTCTATCCGAATGGGATAAACCAACAACAGAGAGATTGTGGGGTAGATACAAAGATCTAGATCAAAATGGACATTGGAAAGTAAAAGAACTTACTATTGATCCTGGTAAATCATTAAGCGATCAAAGACATTTTGCAAGATCTGAGCATTGGCATATTGTTGACGGTAATTTAGAAATGTCTCTTGAATTTAGCAATGGTTATAAAACATCGAAAGTTTACAAATCTGGCGAAAGCATCGACATTCCCAAGAAATCGTGGCATAAAGCGACAAACGTCGGCAACTATCCTTGTAAAGTAATTGAAGTTTGGATGGGTGACATGCTGTCTGAAGATGATATTGAGAGAAGAAACTAATATTATTTTGTAGTAGATAAATCTATTATACCATCGTCCAGATTATTGTCAACTCTTTTTTTATAAATATCTAAAATAATTTGTCTTTAATCAAAGGAGAATAAGATGGCTTTTCAACTATCAACGGATGTAAGAAACGGAACCTTGCAAGCCATTGAAACCACTGTTGGTGCTTCACCTATTTTAACAGTACACTCAGGAGCAGTCCCATCAGATTGCGCTACTGCAAATACCGGTACTGTTCTTGCTACTATGATTTTACCATCCGATTGGTTTAACAATCCAGTAAGCGGCCAAATCACTTTATCTGGCACATGGCAGGATCTTTCTGCAGATGCTTCGGGTACAGCAAGCTATTTCCGTATGCACCAATCTGACGGTACAGTATGTCATATGCAAGGAACAGTGACTGCAACAGGTGCAGGTGGTGATATGCAATTAGATAATACTAATATTGCAACAGGTCAGCAAATCAACATTACTGCATTTACCATTACGGCAGGTGGGGCATAATTTAAAGGACAAGCCCCATGTCTGCTAATGGCGCATTTACATCTACATTAGACTTTAATTTTATTGCTGGTGCTGTAGTATCTGTAAAAGGGCCGTTGTCCGTACAAATTGATACTATTACATCGATCACCGGCGTATTACCTATCTATGGTGAATTACAGCCATATACATTACCACTTATAGGTACGTCTTTAATAGAAACACCCACGCTGTATGCGTCAGCCACCGATTTAAGTACTAGTTTTAGTGTATCTGGTACTATTCAATTTGGTGTACAAAGATATTTAGATGCAAATAATTCTATTGATTTTGCATTAGATACTGTTCCTGGCTATGTAACTACTCATGCCTATGCAGATCTTTTACTTGAATTTCCATCTACTACAAACATTTATGTATTTTCAGAAGGCCCTGTTTCAGTTGCAACGAGCTTTTCATTAGCTGGTAAAGGATTAAACTGGGATACTCATATCTACGATAGATATGGCGCTAATGGAATTAGATTTACGGGCCCAGAATATAATGGTACAAATATTAAAATAGAAAGCAACGGCGTTAAACTTGTAAGCAATGGTATAGGCTTTGCTGAAATTATCTAAAACAAATAAATAAAAGTAAAATCCGGAGAAAACAATGGCTGCAAGCTTCTATATAAAACAAAATGATACTGCACCAACCATTGAAGCTGTTCTTACAGATTCTAATGGCAGAGTCAAATCTATGGCCGACACTTCTACTGTAAAGTTTCATATGAAAAGCGAACAAGGTACTATCTTAGTAGAAAATGGTATCGGTTCTGTCGTTAACGGTGCTAAAGGAATAGTTGCTTACCAATGGCAAAGCGGTGATACTTCAAACACTGGCATTCATAATGCTGAGTTTCAAATTGAATATAATAATGGCCAGATAGAGACTTTCCCAAACACAGGTTACATTCGTGTAATCGTAAAAGATGAGATAGCATAATGGCACAACCACAATCAAGAGAAGAATTTACAGATTACGTTCTCCGAAAAATCGGTGCGCCGGTTATCGAGATCAACGTAGCTGAAGAGCAAATAGATGATCGCATAGATGAGGCTATTTCATATTGGCGTGATTATCATTATAATGGCAGTCAACTTATTTACTTAAAGCATCAAATTACAGAACAAGACAAAGAAAACGGCTACATTACTTTACCACAAAAGCTGTTAGGTATATCAAAAGTATTTCCGTTTGATACATCAATTTCTACTGGCACTGGTATGTTTAATGTTCAATATCAATTTGTATTGAATAATCTAACCGATTTAACAAACTATAATCTTCAACACTACTACATGACAATGCAGCATATTGAGTTTATGCAAGAAATTCTTGTAGGTAAACCTATGATTCGTTACAACAAACATGTGAATAGATTATATGTAGATACGGATATTTCTCACTGGGTAGAAGGTCATTATATTATTATTGAAGCATATGATGTGATTGATCCAGATGCATATTCAGATGTTTGGGAAGATCGTTGGCTGCAAAATTATGCAGCAGTATTGATTAGAGAGCAATGGGGTTTAAATTTAACTAAATTTACAGGAATGCAGCTTGTTGGTGGTGTTCAGTTCAATGGAGAGCAGATCTTAGCCGAAGCAAGAGAAGAAAGAAGAGCAATGGAAGAGGAAGCAGTACAAAATTTACAACCTCTCACATATAACTTTATTGGATAAAATATGGCCACTAGCGCGTACTTTAGAAATTATAATAACTTCAACGAACAGAACTTAATTGATGATTTAGTAATTGAATCGATTAAGATCTATGGTCTTGATGTTACATATATTTCTGGAGAATTTAACAACAGAGACGAAGTCTTCAATGAAGATGATATGCCTTTCTATGACGAGAAGTACGAGTTCGAAGCTTATGTTAAGAATGTAGATGGGTTTGAAGGCGAAGGTGATTTCCTATCCAAGTTTGGTTTAGAAATACGAGACCAAGTTAC